CTTCACTGTGGCAGGTCTGCTGTGAATACATTTTGATGGAGTTGCTCTCTGCGAAAGCCAATGGACATGGCAGTACTTACACTCAAGGTTGTCCTCAAAATGATGTCCCATCGCTCTCGCCAGTCCCCCCCTCACCCACATTTTCCTGTTCATATATATCCTTTCCTCCGTTCAATCGTTTGAGTTCGCTTTCGATTCCATCTCTTGCAATCTTTGACGGGCTAACCCCAAGGATTCTCCCGAACTCTTTCGCCTTCTCTTTAAACCTAACCGGGACTCTTATGTTCCAGTAGGTTCCCTCCTGACTCAGCTTCTCGTAAGGTCTACTCATCATAGTTCTCCTCTCCGATGATTGATGCTGCGACAGCAGCGTAACCAGCTATGTCTACCCAGGAATCATAATGCCTGTTCGATTCCTGCAACCGAGATATCTTGACTAGCACCATCATCACAACAACATCCGTTGGTTCAACGGGCCTACCGATTCCCTTCAGGTATGAATTCCATAAATCAGCAATGCGTTTGTGATTCTTGTATGGCCTGCCGTACTTCCCCTTCCTGCGGGTGATGGTATTGGTTGCCTCCTTGAGCAGTTGCTCAGTCATGTACGAGGACAACTCTTCCTTCCTCTCTTCGTCTGTTTGCTTACCCACCTTCCACCTCTTTCATAAACGATTCGTAAATTCTCTTTAGCTGATCCTGAGCTTCCTCGTTGTACTTGAGTTCAGACCTAGACTCAACACACAGAGCTTTGCGTAGCAGCCTCGCGGTATGTTCCTCCTCGCTCTCTCCTCTTACGTCTCGTTCCTCTGGGTTGTAGTTCATAGTCTTGTGCAGCCACGCCTGGAAACGGCTTGACTTGCACAGCATTGCAGCTTGCTGCACGGAGGCGTTGGCCTCGACTGATTTCTTCTTTGGCACTGCAATGTTTTCATCGTTGATCTGAACGAGGCAGCATTGGTAACGGGTGCCAACCCATGAAGAGATAAGGTCTGGCAGGCTTTGGGCATCGTTAGGATGTATCACCAACGTAAGGTGGTAACCATCTTTCGTTTGCCTGAAGCTTGTCTTCACAGCTTCAAAGTTCAGGGTGTAATCTTCTGAGTTTTCCATAATTCATTGTTCACTTTCGCCCATTCAATCGGGTCAATTCTTTTCTTTATCCAAAAGAGTTCTTCGTCTCCCGTTTCGTGACATTCCATGTGGCAGAAACGACAAAGCGGGACCGTCCAACTGTCCGATACTTTCATCGACCAGCCGGATGGCCCCGCCTCTGCGTGACGCAAATGATGCGCGTCGTCCGCTGGGCGTTTGCAAAGCAGGCACGGGTTATCCCGCACGAACTTCAGGTACGCCCTGTTCCTCACCCCTCTAAAACTCTTCTTCCCAAGCAGGGTTACTGCTCGCCGCCTGCGAGGGTGCGGGCTTCTGGTACTTCTCGGAGTCCAGCCGCAGGAACACGTAGGGTTCGCCCGTCTTCTGGCTCACCCCCTTCCACCCTGCCATGTAGATAGCAGCGCCTCCGTCTGCCGCTGCATCGGCGAGTCCCTTGATGAACTTTGCGTCAATCGGAATCTCTGCCCTGAAATCGGGGTGCTTCTCATTCCCCTTCTTGTTTGAATTGAGATACCCCTGGTTGGGTTTCTTAGGCTGCGCCATTAGTGGATCCTTTCTTGATCTCTGCTCGTCGTTTGTTGAAGTCGTTGCGGATCTTCTTGAAAACTTCGTCGCCCATCGCCTCGTAGTCTGCCTTGTTCTGCGTGAAGATTCCCCTCAAGGTTTCAATGTCATTCACTTCCTTGATGAACCCAAGGTCGGGAATCACTACGGCATCGAGAGCTTCCATTGCCACCTGTACTGCCTTGTTCTCTTCGGGAGGAGTTGCCTTTGCCTTCGGAGTCTTGGGAGCCTTGGGAGCCTTGGGAGCCTTCGGGGCTTTGGCCTCTTCCTTCTTCGCGGGTACATCCTCGGGGAGATCCTCCCCGGCGTAGATGTAGTGACCAAGCCCAAACATACTGATATTTTTTACGAGACATCTCATTCTGGAGTCCGAAATTTGACGGGCATTCGGATTGGTGATCGCATTGTTGCGGTTGTCCATCACCGGCAGCCACATCTTCCTGTCGCATCCCTGGATATCCACGATGGATTCCACAGCGCATGATCCGTCCGGGTAAAACTTCTCATCGCAGAAGACGTACTGCGCCTCGGGGTAGTATTTCATAAGCGTGCCCCAGGCCCAGGCCCAGGACAGGTATGAAAGACCCATCTTGGTTTCGATGTGTTCCGACACGTCCACCTTGGACAGCGTATCCCACACCTCCTTATACACGTTCTTTTCGTTTGCCATTAAATGCTCTCTTTCTCAATGACTCCTTCGTGGAGTCGTGTTGCAATTTCGTTTTGTATTTCCTTCCGCTTCCTGTCCGCTGTTTCCGGGATGATCTCGGCGAAGTCCCTCGCCTGTCGATCCACTAGCTCAAATAGTTGCTCGACTGATTCATTGAAGAGCTTCCATTTTGCATCCATCTGCTCTTCCATTGCGCGAACCGCTTCCCGCCTGCTTGCGAAGAGGGGGTCGGAATCTTCGGAGTCATCGAGCAACTTGATGCACTCATTGATAGTTTTGGTTTGATCGATCAATCGCTGCAACGTAAAGAGAATCCCCTCCTTGAATTGCTCAAGATTGAAAGACCCCCGAGCGATTGCCACGGCAGGGTGATTTCCCTGCCCTTCTGGCTGCACGGATATCAATCCAAGCACGTCCCGTACCTTCTGTCCTGTGAGATGCTCTTCACTGTTTCCGGGTGACGAAGATGTCGGGTATCCAAACATCACGCCGCTAATGTTAGACATTGCCATTATGTTCCTTCCATTGGTCACAGAATTGTGACACTTCACAAAAATGTTCACACCGGGTTCGTTCTCCCTTGCGTGTTTCAATGAAGAGTTCGTCGTTGAACGGACCCTGCTTGTCATCGATATATTGGGTTGCCTCCTCCATTGAATCAAGGACACGAACAGCCCGCTCCCTGCCCTTCTTCTTCACGGCATACGTGGAATCCTTTTCCCACATCTCTTCCTTCGTGCATGAAGGAGGAGCGCCAAACGTTTCAGTGCAAACGTCTGCGGCAACGTGCTTCGTCAGTCTGTCCCTGAAGTAATCCTCTTGCTGTTCGTTAGACCACAACTCCACTTCAACAGTGACGCCCGGTGTCTTCGGGTATCTAGCATCACGCCCAGCGTTTCGGAAAGACCAGTCACGCAGTACTGCGTAGACCTCAAGCCTTCCAACTACTGCATGGTCGGGGTCCGACTGCTCCATGAGCCATGCCAGCAGGTTGAGTTGTTGTTCCCACTTCAGTGGGAAGCGAAGGCTGTGGTACGAGGTGAACTTGTAATCACCAATGGTGAATCTTCCGTCCTCGTTTTGGTAGAGGACATCCATCGCACCGCTCACGTCATACCCATCCACTTGAACATGGACTCTCTGTTCAACAACAGCGCCGCCGGGGTTCTGCTCTGCGATGTGATGCACAGCAGTGCCTACTAGCCTGAAGATATTTTCGTAGACATCATCTTCAATCTGATCGGCGTGCTTCGCTCGCAGGATGCGGACCCGGGGAGAGTCGATCAACTGCGTAACGGTGAAGTCGGATCCCTCACTGTCGTAGTGGGGTTGCTTCGCAAAGGCGACCAGAGAATCGGGCGCACCATGCTTGTTCACGACTCTTGCCATCAAGAATTATAATACCTGAAAACGTCACGATACGAAACGGATCATGAAAATTATATAGAGATTTCAATGTCACAATCATTATGTGACGTACACCGGCTCGTGTCAATCGCCACACATCCGACACATCCGACACGCTCCTCGAAGAGACAATGAATTGTGACGAAGAGAAACCCAGGGCTCTGCGATGTAAGACCTAAAAACGTCACAATTCATTGTGACGATCAGGCGGTGACGCAAGTGACGCAAGTGACGCAAGTGACGAAGACTTTAAAGATTCCCGGGATTCCCAGAGTCAGATCCTGGAGGATCTGAAATTCACAATCATTATGTGACCCCCCCCCTCGGAATTCGCTGCAATCGTGCAATCGCCACCGCCTAAGTTTGCGATTCAAAACTGAAAAGGTATTCATCAAGCAAGGGGGGAGAAATGAAGTGGGATTACGAGGGGATATTTCTAGGGGAACCAGCGTCGAAGGCGAACAGCCGAAGGGTAGTGAGGATCAAGGGGGTGTCCCGTCTGATACGGAGCAAGAAGGCCCTCGCTTATGCGAAATCCTTCGCCTTGCAGAGTCAGGTACTGCCGACCTTGCTGGACTCGGATGGCTCACGCCTCTTGGTGGACATGGACATCTGGTACAAGACAAGGAGGCCCGACCTAGACGAGAGCTTGATTCTCGATCTACTCCAAGATTACATTTACACGAACGACCGAAGCGTGAAGGCGAAGATAGTCCGGTGGCATCTCGACCGAGAGAATCCGAGGGCGAGGGTGAGGATCCTGAAGCTGCCCGCAGACTATGGCGAGCCGTCTTAGTGCAGGCCTACCGCGATTTCTGTGCGTCTGAGGGGGACGCTGCGAAGGTATACCTCTGGCTTGGTACGCCCTCGTTCTCTTCGACTTGTTCCGCTTGCGGCGTAGACGAAGACCGTGCGATGGACACGTTCAAGAGCCTTGCGCGTTACGACTTTCCCATGCGCTCACAACTCATGCGTGAGACTGTGACCGCAACGTTGGGAGGCTCCGCAAAAGATAAGCCCCGGTGATCTGTTGACCACCGGGGCTGGAGGGTGCTACCCATGAGCAATGGCAAGCTCGACAAAACCGTACCCCAACACAGCCCCGTGTCAAGCTAGCCCCCCCAGGCTACACCTGCGTCTAGAGACAGATACGTCACAGGTTAGGCTTGCTTGCGGCTTCGATGAAGTCGCGTCCCTATATAAGACATAAGTACATTAACGTTTAACTTACTTTAAAAGTAATGCATTAGAGGGAAGACATGGAAAGCGAATTTCAAGAACACATTTATACTTCACCAAAGGCAATCGTTAGCGGACGTGTCTATTTAACCTGTCCTGGGTGTTCGGAAGATCGAAGCACTGCACCAAAACGCAAGAAGGAAGTTCTTGCTGTGGCGTATGACGGTGACCAAGCTGTCTATTATTGCAATCACTGTGGCGTATCGGGTCACGTCTGGCGTGACGTTGCACGTAAGGTTCTGCCGGAGGCAGAACGCAAGGTCAAATGGGATTCGTATGGAACGCTCGGCTCGGAAGACATGGACTACCTGAAGGAACGAGGGATTGACGCAGCATCCATCGATCTTCTGTCGAGTGTCCGTTACTTCAACGAAGGGGATCGTCTCCCTGCTATTGGGTTTCCGTACCGCCTAGATGAGAACATCAAGTGGATCGGACGTGACCGCAAGGACGGGGAGAAGTTCGTTCAATGGGAGGTGAAGGGTGGAGGCGCAGGTCTGTACCGCATGGAGTTGGTGGACTACGCAGACGAGTGTCTTGTGATTTGCGAAGGTGAGATTGACTGTGAATCCGCAAGGCATCTTGGGTTCAATGCAGTGTCAGTACCCAATGGCGCACCGACTGGTGCGCAGGCAAAGAAGGCATTGAAGGCGATCAACGCAAAGTTGAATTGTTTCTCTCGCATTGTCATTGGCATGGACGCAGACGAAAAGGGAGAGGCTGCAACTGAAGCCCTCGTTGATTTGGTTGGACGCAAGCGTGCGCACACCGTCAAGTATCCGGCGGGTTGCAAGGACATCAATGACATCTTGGTTCGCTTTGGTCCCGATGCTTTGCGAAGTGTGCTGACGAACACGCACCCCTCCATGTCTGGCATCACTCGGGCACGGGAATTCTTCCCTGTCATTGACACGCTACGCAAGGATGGGTTCAGCCAAGGTGCCAGCGTCGGCATCGATGCATTGGACAAGCTGATTACATGGCATCCGGGGTTGGCAGTAGTGACTGGCGTGCCGGGTTCAGGTAAGTCGGAACTCGTTGACCAGATCATGGTTTCGCTTTCTGAAAATGCAGGTTGGAAATGGGGAGTGTTCAGTCCTGAGAACAACGGGGAACTACACGTTTCAAAGCTCGCAGCCAAGCGCGCACGCGCCGCAATCATTGGTGACGAAGTGCTTGCGGACGAAGACGAGTATCGTGATGCCCGTGAATGGGTGGATGAAAACTTTTTGTTCCTCCCGGCGGAAGCAGGCACAAGCATCGGTTCGATACTGGATCGTGCAGATGCTTGCCTCGCAAGGCTCAAGCCCAGGGGTTGCTTCGGTCTTATCATTGATCCATGGAATTACGTTTCACAGAACGGTGGAGCCGCAGAAGAAACGAATCGTGTGAACACATTGCTCGCACAGCTTCAGGTGTGGGCATTGGAGAACGATTCACTCTGCATTGTCGTGGCTCATCCGACGAAGGCGTCGGGCATGGAAGGTGCGATTGGTCCGTACTCAGTTAGTGGGTCAGCGCACTGGTTCAATAGGGCAACCTACTTGATTGCATTGGAACGTGGCGATGAATTTGAAACAGACGTACACGTCCACAAAGTCCGGTTCTCTTGGTACGGCAAGCCGGGTATCGCAGCATTGCATTGGAACCTTGCGTCTGGCCGTTTCACCTCTCGCATGGGTGACACTTCGATTCTCGATGACATCGACTGGCAGAAGGTAGAAGAGGGAGGGTCTGCGGGAGATGAGGAATGGGAGCGCCAAGAGGAGCGGGACTACCCGGAACCTGAAGAGGCGCAGCAAGAGATGGAGTTGGATCCGAAGGTAGATGACGATGACGACATCCCGTTCTGATCACTTCTCTCCCAACATGGAGAAGGGAACGGACGAGCTACGGGACAAGCACTCCGTTGTTTCTGAAGCCTTGGATTATCGTGGGCTCATGCAACGTGCGAGGGTGCTTGACCAGACTTCTCTTGACATTCTGTTTCTAGAAAGAAAGGTCACGGCTCCGCAGCATTCCGCAGGAGAGTGCTTTCTCGATGTGCTTGTGCGTTCGGGTGGCGCACCGAGATCATGCGATCCAAGCGCAGTCTCGTTCGGCACGCTGCGTGATGCGGAGCGGTCACTCTCTTCAAGGATCATGGTGGCATCGGGCGCGTATCGGATTCTGGCTCGGGAACCCAAGGACGTACAGGATGCGACAATCATTGTGGTCACCAGGAACGTAAGACCTAGCGTCAAATCTTTGTCACTAATTCGTCGTGGTTTAAATGCATTGGTAGGATATTTTGGGACGGCGGGGATCCGCGATCCGCGAAGTTTCAAATGAGATTGGAACAGTCTTCAAAATAAAAACAGCGGGGGCATTTTCTCTTGCAATGAATGTCCTCCATCTGCGTGTCGCAGTTCGGACAGCAGGCATAAAAAAAAGGCGACGGGGAAAACCCCGCCGCCTTTTTCTGTGCCCTCGTACCCCCCGCTAGTTCGTCACCCGACGCCCTAACGAACGAGGACACCTTGGCATTGTAATGCTTGTCGGTCATCACCCCAACATATCACAGTGTCACCCGGATACGTGAGGCGATGCGTTCTCAACCAGCACTCTGTATTGCCTGCCTTCACTTGCAGGCCCGGACGTTGTGCCAACCCAGCTTGCTTTCACAGGGATCACCTGACCCTGCTTCCAAGTGAAGCGAGCAGATCGAAGCTCCCGGAGGTGAGCGCGCCGCTCATGCGGAGCGCGCATCTTCCCAGGAACTTCAGGCGTTGCGATGTTGAACTGCTCACGAATCTCCTGCGGCTCAAGCGAAAGGTACACGGGTCGCTGCGAGATGGGAAGGATCGAAGACTTCTGCTTAGCCTTCGCCTTCTTCTTTTGTGCGACCGGCGAAACCTCCACGATGAACCTCTTGTGAGATTGTATTTTGTAGAGCAGATCGAACGCAAGCTGAGCGGACTCACCGATCACGTTCGTGGGATCCGTTTCTTCGGGGTTGTTTTCATTGGTGTGGCTCCAGCATTCGATTACGTGTCCCTTGTCCATGAGATCCCATCGACCAAGCGCACCAACTTGAAACGGTATGGGTTCTTCTCCTTCAAATGCATCGTCCATTTCTGGAACCTCAACGATGCCAGAGCAAAGAGATGAATGTGAACTTAGAACCTCATGTAGTGTGCTGGCATCTTCATCCACCCAAGACTCTGCCTTATGATTCCTCTCCCGGTTTGGATGCAGCACGTACACCGCCCACGAACCGGATGCTCCGACTTGCTTTTGTTCAACGAGTTTGGAGCCACCGACAGACCATTCGTTCGGAGCAACCGAAAGCTTTTTCATTATCACGATGGCTTCCCCGGGAATGTGAACTGCACAAACCGGGAACGGAAGAATGAATGTATCGAACATCGAGCGGATCATGTCCATCCATTCTGTTTGACTGGCTACTTTCCCTTTGCTCTGCCTCACCGAATCATTGAATGACTCCATGCTCCACGTATCTGCTTTTCGTGGAAGCACGAAGTGTCTTGCTTCCCGGAAGGCTTTTGCCACTGCATCCAGTAGCAACTGAAACTCCTCGTTCCCACTGCCATGAAGTCCATCGATGATTCTTGACCATAGTTTCCACACTCTATTGCGATCATCGGGGCAGGACTCAAGCTCACCTTCTTCGGATGTGAAACTAAAGCGTGTCTTGAAAAGGAGAGACTCCTTTAGCCTAAGCAGCGGGGCAAGGGTTATCTCTACCCCTTCATTCGTTGTCAATCCAAGTCGTTGACTTCCGGGAGACAACGTTTCCCCCTTCGGCCTTTTCCGTGAGTCTCTCAATTCTCTCGGTGTGTTGTCCGGAACGGTGTATCGATCTTCTTGGTGTTTGGTTTTACCCTTATTAGAGACCATCATTATTTCCCTTCGTTGCACGACGTTGCGTGCGGTTGATAAAAAAGGTGCGGGCCTTTCACCCGCCCGTCCGTAGGGTTGGACCCCTATGAACTTCAAGCACCGGATCGAACTTGAAGTTTGCCGGCACGCCGGGGCGCTCACTTCATGGAGGTTGCCCGGTCGCCCTACTTAATTTGTTCCTGCATTATATTTATTAGAAAGACTGATACACACGCCCAGGCTTTCATCGCTCGGTGTCAAGCACGCACACCCAGGGGCACACACACTTGAGTCGAAGCAACGAGTCGGCGGGCATAGTGAACACTCCGCTTCACTGCTTGCGACGAAGATTGCTGCCACCACGACAGCGATTGCTGTGATGACAATCCATTTATGTTGTATCCGCGTCATTCTTTCCTTTCCTTTCTCGCTCTTGCGATTGTTTCTGCATCGTTTGAAAGCGCAGACCTCCCGCGCTTTCGTCCGGTAATCATTGCGAACTCGTGGCCAAGGCCAAAGAACAGAACCAAGAGTAGAAGTTCACCGATCACTTCGATCATCTTTCACCTCCGTTTTGGGGGGTGCTACAGGTCACGTTGACATGAGAACGTTCAACACAGCGCATTCTACGAAGCCGTTTTCTCTGGCTTGACCGGGATCTCCGGGAAATCCCATTCACCTACCCATCCTGCACCAAACTGGTCAATCGCCCTAAGCACACGGGTGAGAGCAGACTTCCGACTTGTCTCCGCAACCCAATGAGCTTGAGGCTCCTGCTTGTTCAGTCCGCACTTGTCGCACGTACTCTCTTCGGCGTGAATGAACTTGCCCGCTTGAGCTAGGTGGTAGCGAGCAAGCACAAGGTGCCTCACTGCCTTCACCTCAGTAGGTTCAAGCCTGCGGTCAAGATCCCTGCGAGCCCATGACTTCTTCGTCTTCTTCTTCAGCATTGCGTTTTCCTTTCAATGCATCATGGATCCAGACTTCGATCTGGTTTGTGATGCTACGCCTGTTTGATTCCGCGATTGAAACGAGTGACCTCCACTCTTCATCATGGAACTTCAAGTTCGTTCGGAACATTCGTGTTCGCAGTTTCATTCGTTGCCTCGCGTAACAACCACCGTCTTTCCAAACGGTGCCTTCTGGTAGGTGCCTCCGAATACGTCGCACCAAATGATGGGAGCATCGGGAGCTTTGATTGTGTGGAAGTCACAGATTCCCATGTCAGTGATCGCAATGATGAAGTCGTATTCCTTTTCAGACTTATCAATCCAATCCAGCACAGGCTGGAAGACGGTGCCGCCTGCACCCTCTCGGGTTTCAACGTCGAACTCTGCACCGTACTCAAAGGTACGGATCGGCTCGTAAACAACGTCATCGAATTGCAGAAAGTCTACCGACAATGCGTTTGCATCAGTGATTACCTTCGCAGTTTCTTCCAGTGCGTGAGTGAACAGTCCATGCCACATCGATCCGGAACAATCCGCAACAACGAGTGCATCACGAACACCCTCCATCTTGTAGCCAGGGAGGTAAATCCCGTTGGCAAGATGGCTTCGGTGTCCACGATCCCACGTTGAAGTCGGGTCGCCTTGGAACGAGTCGCTTATGAACTCGCGGATCTCATCGATCCATGAGTACGTTGACTTCTTCACTGCACGTCCAACCTTGTCAGCGAACCCGGAACCCCCGGATCCACGCCCCATCTTGTCGCCGATGCGTCGTGCGTTCTCGCTTTCGATCACCTGTTTCACACGTTCATCTGACTTTTCTTTGTCACTCATGTCGGAACCGTCTTCGTTCTTCATGTCCTCCACTTCGCCCCAGTCTTTTGCGTCGGGCAGTTCGTAGGTTCCTCCACCTCCATTGTCATCATCGCCTTCGCCATCGGCAGCTTCGTCGCCACCTTCATCGTCTGCCTTGCAACCACCCGCACCTTCATCATCACCTTCATCATCACCCGCACCTTCATCACCAGCTTCGTCATCAGCTTCGTCATCAGCTTCGTCATCAGCTTCGTCACCTTCACCGCTTCCACCCTCGCCTTCGTCTTCTTCCTTACCTGATTCGCCAGTGGGCCAATGCTCAACGATGCGGCCATCGTCCTCGGGTTCTTGCTTGGATTCTTCAGCGAGGATCGAATAGATCTGCTCTTCGCTGAAGTCATCGAAACGTTCATCGCAATAAACGTCATCCGGAATTCGCATGAACTGCTTAATGATTCTGTTCACGACATGATCGCAAGCGATGTTCCACAGCTTGGCATTGCGATTACCACGTCTGACGTGATGGCCCAGCACTACATGGAGGTACTCATGAACGACCGTGAACAGAACGAACGAGAATTTCAACAGCGCAACGAACATTGGATTGAACAGAAGCTTGCGCCCATCCGTTGCAGCGGTAGGGATCTCGGTAGAGAACTCAAAGTCCGCTTGCATTGCCTTGCTTCCAAGGAAGGGGTGATCCATGACGACGTGACGACGTACATCATGCAGTCTATCCATCTGTTCATCCAAGTTCTTCGGATCTGCAAGCCATGCCTGCACGTCTTCGATTTTCTTAGCCACTTTGGCTAGTTCGTTTTCAATAGACATTTTCTTTGCTTTCATTTTGAAAGAGTGGAAGGGGAGGGGGCGCACACCGTGCGCGCCCCCCGTTCCCTACCCATTAAACGAGGTCTTCGATCTCGTCTTCGATATCGCGGATTCGTTTCTCAACCTTCTCCGCAATGCGAGACGTGTCCGTTACCGATTGGTTGCGAACGTTCTCGTCTTCTTTGATCTCTTCAAACGTTGACTTGCCGATCATGCCAGCAATGTCTTTGCCGATGGCTTCCAGTTCCTTGTCCGTTCCGCCATCGACACCGTTCACGTTCAGGCAATCGAATGCATCGAGAAGATCCTGAATCTTCTCGCGCGCAGTGGATTCATACAGCTTGCTGTTCTTCTTCTTCTTGTACTGCGCTTGCGCCGCCGCACTCTTGCGAAGTGCGGTGAGGATGCGCCGGTAGACTTCGAGATTGCCATCACGCAGTTGCCCGCGAATGTCCTTCTCGATTGCCTCCACCTCCTCCTTCGTGAGTGCGGTGCGCAGATCAGTGGTGCCATCTATCTCGCGAACATCGATCTTGAAATAGAATTGACTTGCCCACTCGTCTGCGCTCGGCCAGTTCACTTCATCACCAAGCTTCTTCAGCCGACTCTGCGCACGGTCAAGGATGTTGGGGAAGTCAAGCTTCGCCTCTTCGACCGCATCGTAGTACCGCACTTTGTGTTCGCGATACCGCTCGGTGTACTTCTCAAGCCCGGTCCTCTTCAGTACTCCGTAGCCATGCTCAAAGGGAACCGTCAGCACGCGATGAACCTGATGGTAGAACGTATTGTAATGGCGAGTGATGGGAAGGATGTCTTCCTTTCCGTAGAGCCTCGCCCGATACGTTCCCGCATCGTCATCGGATTCATACTTTGCATGAACGGTTTCGGTTGCTGCGTAGTGTGGAATGAATTGCCGGGGCGTGCCCTGCTCCACTCCAACCTTGATCGCATTGCTTGCGCTGATCTTGAATCCCTTTTCCTTCTTCTTACTAGGCATCTCTTTGTTTCCTTTTTGGAAAGTACGTTGCATGAATGAACGGGCACTTGCCGTTCATTAACTTACGAGGTCTTGGTTGTCGGAGATCCACTTACCCCACGCCTTGGAGAGGTAACCGTCACCCTTTGCTTCTTTGTTCAAAGACATGAACCCCGATGCGACAATCGCACGGTACTCACTGTTCAAACGATCCACGTAAGTGAGAACCGCATCGGTGTTCTTCATCGTTGCCTTGCGACACAGTTGAATGGTGAGTGAAATCGTATTGTCAAAACGATCCGACCTCGGGAGGTCACACCCACTGGGGTCCTTGAAGACATCGCTCGGCTTCACCTGTCCATCGTAGTCAGCAATGAACGGAGCAACCTTGATCGCTGCGTCCTCGCCAATCACGTCGCTTGCATACGCAAGCATCGTTGCGGCATCAGTCTTCACGTATTTGGAATTGATAATCCCATGCAGTGAAGTCAACTCCCGCGAATTGGACTGCTGACCAGGGAGATTCCCATCCCACTTCTCAATGAGGTCAGGGAAGAGTCCCGTTGCGAGAACAAGGCGACGATCAATGCCATTGGCAATCGCCCATGCCCGCCAGTCCTTTGCGGACGGGGACAGTTCGATCAACGCAAAGCGTTGACGCAACGCGGAACTCATCTTGCGAATGAACGATCCATCGCACTCGCGATTGGATGCGGCAATGATGTACGTGTTCGGTGGAACAACGTACTCGCCAAGCCTCCGGTCAAGAACCAACTGCATTGCAGCGTTCTGTGCAGGGGGAAGCCCTTGCCCGATCTCGTCAATGAAAAAGATCTTGGGCTCATTGCCGCGCGGGAACTCGTCAGGCGTAAGCCATCGAGTGGTTCCCGTTTCCATGTCCGCACAGGGAATGCCACGAAGGTCAACCGAATCCCGATACGAGAGGCGACAGTCGATAGCGACGTTCACCTTTTCAAGTTCGGGGTGGTAGCGCTCAGCAAGAAGCTGAGCGATGGCGTGAGAAACCATGTGCGACTTGCCACCACCCGAAGGTCCGGTGATAAGAACAGATTTGTTCTGCTCACCTACCCACGTTGCGGTGCGTTCAATCACATCTGTCTGAGTGTTCTTGATAATGCTTTCAGGCATTTTCTTTTCTTTCCTTTGCACGACTTTGCGTGCGTTCGTTCATTCATTCACTGCAATGGAATGCACTGCGCATTCCATTGCGTCTACTAGAAGATATCTTGGTTCGGTTCAGCGAGAAGCTTTATCCGCGCCGGTATGACGAGCGTTGCGTTGCAGTTATCGCAGCACCTTCCACCCGATAGCGGGCGGGAGTCGTTCCCGTGTCCGGTGAAATCACTGAAGCAAAGAGAGCAGTAGGGAAGAACTTCTTTGCATTCTTCCGTTACCACCTTCATGTCGCCAGACGTGGGGTCTAGTTCCGCTTCGCACATTGCTTCATCCATGTCGAAGCTTTCGATTGCTTCTTTCAGTGAGTTGGCTTCAACTTCAGACGACTCAGAGAACGTAATTTCGTAATGTATTTCGTAAGTTTTCATTTTGTTTCTTTCATTGCACGTCTTTGCGTGCGTTGTTTACATCGGAACATCCGATGCAATGAATGCACTGCAATGCAATGCATTCATTGCATCGAACGCTTATGCGTTCGATGCGTCGGTCACTCGTCCACCAGCAATTCCATTTTTATCTCATCATCCACCTCGGCGTAGTGGACGTACTCAAAGAAGTATTCAACACGCACATACTCATCGCGGCACCACTTCAGACGGTAGAGGTAGAAGAGAAGGCCACGAATCCAATTCGGGCCAAAGTCCTTCCCCTTCTTTCCATCCATGCTTTCCACATTCCAACCGGGAGCAATGCGAAGCAGGTAAAGAATATTTTTAATCATCACTCGTCCTCCTTCAACGATGCGATTAGGGTTAGGTGGTATGCCTCTGCCTGACCTTTCGATCCATCTTGAGGAAAACTCTGACTTTCCCTCATCTCTTTCAGCAGCCGCGCGAACATATCGAGCGCCTTCAGTCTCATGCTTGCCTTTGTCTCACCCCAATGGGCGAAGTCCTTTTCTAAATCTACCGTTGCCATCTACTCATCCTCATTGCACGTCATTGCGTGCGGTTCGTTCGTCTAGTGTGAAATGATTGCCCGCAGCTCGTATCCTTTAGGAATGAGGCGAGCCATGAGAGTGCGGATTGTTTCATTGCGTGAGTACCCCCAGCAAGAATCGTTCGTTGCAGAATGTCGAACTGAGTACCCCCAGCATCGAGACAATGGACAAAACGTTTTTGTCACGGTGAGTATTGCTTGCATCTATTTGATTCCCCTTTGCACGGCAAGCGGGGCAGAGAACTTCTCGCCTACCTTTTTGCAGTCGTGACACTTCACCGTGAAGTGTTCCCCGTGGTCGCGCAGTGTTACGCGATTGCTTTCGCAGTATGAGCATGAATGCATTGTCTTCGTTTCCTTTGCACGTCTTTGCGTGCGTTGCTGTTAAATGATCCCGTCAATGAAGTCCAACAGTTTGCACCGCAGGCACCCTTCGATCTGTCCATTGCTCCCGCACGTGTGCCCAAGCATCGGAAAGAGACTGTGACCACCTTCGGTGTCGGACTCGATTGCTTCGCGAACTTCCCACGCTTCATGTTCTGCAAGTTCGTTCGTTCCTTCGGCAAAGCTTTTGAGTGCATCGCTCCACCCGTATCGATGCCCAACGAATGCAATCGTTTTCACGTTGTCTTCTGTTAGTTCAAGTTCGTATGCCATTGCTTTCATCCTTTGCACGTCGTTGCGTGCGTTGCATTGCACCGATCATCCGATGCAATGAATACGCAACACGTTGTTACGTATTCATTGCATCAAACGTTGGAACGTTTGATGCGTGGAACTAAACGGTCATGCCGTCATGGAACGGAATGTCGGTGTTCACGTTTTGGTCCGCGATCCCATCCGAATAGAACCATTCACGGTTGTACTGGTACACGCGACCGCGACTACCAAGGCACCGATTCATTCGGTCCTTCGTTGTCACGGTCTTCCACTTGCCAGCTTGCAGTCGGATCGTGCCGTCTTCAAAGAACTCCACTACCGGGAATCCATGCAAACGGATTGTCACCACAAACGGGAACTCCCGCTTGTAATGCTGCGGGCGTGTACTTGCCTCGCACCGTTCGACCGTGGTGTTATTGCACACCGTGCGGGAGTCCTTGTCGCCCAGGAACTTCATTGCCTCTTCGTAACTCGTCGGGATGTCATTGCGTGTCATGTCTAACCTTTCATTGCACGTCTTTGCGTGCTGTGACGCATCAGTCTATCCGATGCATGAAACAGATACGTGGACCGTCTGCGCATAAGGCTAGGACTTACTGCGTATCCATTTCATGCATCAAACAAACTGCGCAAGCAGACAACGCCACACTACGTTGTCACCTATCCCGTGACGTGTGTGTGGTCGTAGCTGTTCTCTTGCCAGTTGTTTGATTCATGCATCCGACACAGCAGTGGGTCGCGGGCTTGCTTGACGTTCACACCGTCGCCGTCCCTTCGCTGTGTCGTTGTCTTCTAAACCAGCGGTCACCGGAACACGGTAGAGCTACTACCAACACGTCAAGCGGTTAGGGCCGCGTGTTGGGTATGCGTCTAGCGTGGTGCGTGGTCGTAAGCGGTTAGCCGTGCGTTGGCAGTGGCCGCTACGTAGATGACTGTTGCTGGAAAGGCGGGGCGCGTCCCCGCTTCACGTGCGCCGCATTGCGGCGCGTGTGCTCATAACCGTTGGACGTTCACGCGGGCGACACACTTGCGCGCAACGGTAGACGCCGCCCCTTTCTTCGACTGCGCCTTCGTCCCCCGACACTTTGAAGAGTCGTTCCCGGGGACTGGTGTAGTTCTGGGTCTGCGGTCCACTACACGTTCAACCCTGGTTCCGGGAGGGCTGGTGCCCGCCTATTTGGCGGGCCGCGAACACAGGGATTCTAGGGCTCCCATACTCTTATAGCCACTTATAGCCACTCTATGCCATTTCCCCTTTAAAAACAGGCACTTAGGGCTGCCTGAAGCCTCCTATTCAGTACAGGCCAGCTAGAGGCAGATCACAGTATTGTGTAGGAAACCCATACGCTTAGGTGTGTAGGCAGAGATGTGTCACCCCTACCTAACATTGCGTTGCCATGGTTAGGCATACACGTCACAGCGTTGACACATAGATACGTCACTAGAAAAACGAGGCGCACTGAACCGCGGAGCGGTAGGGTTACACCGTTATGAGTGATGGGTACACAAAGAAACGTAGACGGCTAACACCGAAGCAGGAAAAGTTCGTTGAGGCTGTGGCCTCAGGTAGTGCGCCTACACTAACGAGCGCATACACAGAAGCGGGTTACCAAGTGAACGGCAAAGGATCGACCTTACGCACTAATGCGTCACGGCTTGCAAAGAAGCCCCACGTCGCACCTATCATAGAAGAGCGAAAGGCGGCATATACAGCCCATGCAGCGGCTTCCCTAGCGGGAAGAAGGAACTACGTCCTACAGCGGTTAAGGGAAGAGGCAGACAACCCCGACTCCCGCGCATCGGAACGCATCAGTGCGTTGGCCCTACTCGCTAAAGCGTCGGGTGCGTTGGACGATGCGAAGGAACGTGAGGCAAAGCGAACGGGAGCAACCGAGTCGGACCTAATCGCAGAGCTACACACTCGATTGTCACCATACGTTGACGAACCCCTGGACGTGACACCGGAAGGCGTAGATACACCGGGCAGCGTAGACGATACGTAGCTGTGTGTAGCCCTACACTGCGCTGTGACGGACGAACTGCTGCCTACGCGATCCCGTGTATGCCTACGTGCGAAAGTGTCGCCAGGGAGCCGGGTACGGCGTCTTCAAGAGAATGGGCCGCCACCGTCGAGACCCCCGGCCCCCCTTTCACGACAGGCGCGGGTCTGTCTTCCTTCTAGCTGCGTTCTGCACACCCGATGAGCATATTTTCACAAATGGGTCCCCCCGCAGGGGGGAGGGGGTTATTTAATACGTAACATTTATAATGCATTAACATTACCCCTACGGGGTAATGTTATTATTCATAACGTTTAAGTTAAACGTTTAACTTATTAATACGTTTAACTTCATTAGTGCGTTTAACGTACATATGCATTAATGCATTAATGCATTGTATAGGAAACGATATGCCTACGGAACGAGAATGGGGCACATTGACCCGAGAAGTGCAGGAGATACGTCACGACCTAAGGAATAGTCGTATGGTTATCGATTCCCTGGTCGAGGATCTCGGCGAGCTAAAGGGCGACTTCCAGAAGATGAGAACCCGGATAGCGACATCAGTAGCTGCTGTGGTCGTGGTATCGGGAGTACTGGGCTGGGCCTTGGAAATGTTCGTGAGGCCGAATTGACGGATTTGTCAAGTGGGTGTATCAATACGCTTGCAGCGGTGTGGCCGAAGGGGGTTATGCCGCTTTTCTATTCAGGAGGATATCGGTGTCCAGTATCGGACAAATGATCCCGAAACTGAACCAGATGCCTCCGGATGAATTACGGGATGTTCTGGATATCCTGGATCGACTCGATGATCTTCGGTCGAGAAAGAAGTCCAGAGACGATTATCTTGATTTCGTGAAGCTGGTATGGCCTGCATTCATTCAGGGTAGCCATCACAAGATCATGGCAGAAGCCTTTGAGCGAATCGTCAAAGGTGACTTGAAGCGGCTGATCATCAATATGCCACCTCGGCATACAAAGTCTGAGTTCGCTTCTTACATCTTGCCCGCATGGTTCCTTGGCAAGTATCCAGACAAGAAGGTTATTCAAACCGCTCACACGGCAGAACTGTCTGTGGGCTTCGGGAGAAAGGTTCGGAACCTTGTCGGTTCCGATGAGTTCCAAAAGGTATTCCCCGGAGTTTCCCTTCGCTCCGACTCCAAGGCCGCAGGCCGGTGGAATACCAACCATGGCGGAGAATACTTCGCCATTGGTGTGGGCGGTGCCGTAACGGGCAAAGGTGCGGATCTGTTTATCATTGACGATCCCCACTCGGAACAAGAAGCACAGTTGGGTGATGCCTCTGTCTTCGACCGTGTTTACGAGTGGTACACCTCTGGCCCCCGGCAACGTCTCCAACCCGGAGGAGCCATCTGCTTGGTAATGACCCGTTGGTCTATGCGCGACCTGACCGGGCAGTTAATCCAGGCGATGGCCGAACGGACTGGTAGTGATGAATGGGAAGTCATCGAGTTCCCGGCCATCCTGCCGGATACCGGCCATTCGCTGTGGCCTGAGTTCTGGTCCCTTGAGGAACTGGAAAAAATCAGAGCCGCGATTCCGTCTGCGAAATGGTCTGCCCAGTATCAACAAGATCCTACGGCAGACGAAGCAGCGATCATCAAGCGAAGCTGGTGGAGAACGTGGGAGCAGGTAGATCCCCCGCCCTGTGAATTTATCATCCAGTCCTGGGACACTGCGTTCCTGAAAACGCAAAGAGCAGATTACTCTGCCTGCACTACATGGGGTGTCTTTAATAACGAGAGCGGCGCAGCCGGTGAGACGCAGACGAACATCATCCTCTTGAATGCATTTCAGAGGCGCATGGAATTTCCGGAACTGAAGAAGCGAGCCTACGAGGAGTATCACGAGTGGCAGCCGGATGCGTTTATCGTGGAAGCGAAGGCAGCGGGGAGTCCTTTGATTTTCGAGTTACGAGCTATGGGGATTCCGGTTTCGGAATACACTCCATCTCGGGGGAACGACAAGGTGGCGAGAGTCAATGCTGTCGCAGACTTGTTCTCCTCTGGAATCGTCTGGGCTCCACGAAGGCGTTTCGCAGAAGAAGTAATTGAGCAGTTCGCTGGTTTCCCAGGGGCTGCGGCGCATGATGACTTGGTGGACTCGTCAACACAGGCATTGATCCGATTCAGGCAAGGTGGATTCCTTCCGTTGAAGTCGGACGATGATGATGACTTTGAGCCGCGACAAGCGGTTTCATACTACTAGGAGCCGAATGGCAATCGAACAACCCATGAGCCCCATCGCACAATCGATGCTGGGAGATGCAGAAGAAGAAATCGAGATCAGTATCGCTGAACCTGAATCCATTCACATTGGAACGGAAGACGGCGGGATGATCATTGATTTCGACGGAAAGGAAGATCTCACTGGAGATATTCCTTTCGATGCAAATCTAGCTAAGTACTGTGATGATAAATGCTTGATGCATATGTCCAATGAGTTGCTCGGATATTATAATGCCGACAAGAACTCTCGTGAGGACTGGGAGCAAACCTACATCAAGGGTCTCGATCAACTCGGACTCAAGATCGAAGACCGAACGACCCCGTGGCCTGGGGCGTGTGGCGTTGTTCATCCGGTATTGACTGAAGCGGTAGTTCGATTTCAATCGCAAACGATTAGCGAGATCTTTCCCAATGGTGGCCCTGTCAAAACAAAGATCATCGGAAGGATTACAGAGGAGAAGGAAAAGCAGGCGATCCGCGTTCGTGAGTATATGAACTACTTGCTTACGGAGGACATGGATGAGTATCGAATGGAAACGGAGAAGATGCTCTTCAACCTACCGCTTGCGGGTAGTGCATTCCGAAAGGTTTATTGGGATCCAAATATGGGGCGACCCTGTTCGATGTTCGTCCCTGCCGAGGATCTAATTGTTTCCTACGGTGCGCCTTCCCTCGCTATGGCAGATCGCGTTACTCATGTAATGCGAAAGACCAAGAATGAAATCCGAAAGTTGCAGGTATCCGATTTTTATTTGGACGAGGATCTTCAGGAGTCATACCCGTCCTACGGTGACATCCAAGAGAAGTATGATGATCTGACCGGAGACTCTCCGTCTTATTCAGATGATGACAGGTACTTCCTTCTTGAAATGCACGCGGACTGGGATCTAACAGGATTTGAAGACATACGGGATGGTGAGCCCACTGGCATTGCTCTTCCCTATGTCATCACGATTGACAAGGGATCGGGGAAGGTTCTTTCGATCCGAAGGAACTGGGACGAAGACGATGAATTAAAGCTCAAGAGACAACATTTTGTTCACTACGAATACCTTCCGGGCATGGGCTTCTATGGCTTTGGCCTGATCCACCTCATCGGAGGAATTGCAAAATCAGCAACGTCACTACTAAGACAGCTTGTCGATGCGGGAACTCTCTCAAATCTCCCGGGCGGATTGAAAGCCCGGGGCTTGAGGATTAAGGGAGACGACTCCCCGATCATGCCCGGAGAATTTCGCGATGTCGATGTTCCCGGCGGAGCGATCAGGGACAACATCACATTCCTACCGTACAAGGAACCGTCCAACGTTCTGTACCAGTTGTTGCAGAACATCGTAGAGGAAGGCAGGAGATTCGCGTCGATCACCGACATGAAGGTGTCGGACATGAATCAGAACGCTCCTGTTGGCACGACACTGGCGATTATCGAGCGTTCAATGAAGGTGATGAACGCGATTCAAGCACGCATTCATTACGGGATGAAGAAGGAGTTCAAAATCCTGTCGAAAATCATTCGGGAATATCTCCCCGAAGATTATGAATGGGAAGTAGACGGTTCAGAAATAACGAAGGCTGATGACTTCGATGATCGCATCGACGTAATCCCCGTAAACGATCCGAACTCATCTACGATGGCGCAACGGATTATGCAGTATCAGGCTGCGTTGCAGTTGGCGAGTACAGCGCCTCAACTATACGACCTCTCGCTACTTCACCGACAGATGCTTGACGTGTTGGGAATTCCGGATGCAGATGAGATCGTTCCGACAGAGGATGATATTGATGCCCTGGATCCCGTTTCTGAAAACATGAACATCATGAATGAGGATCCTGTCAAGGCTTACATTTGGCAGGATCACGAGGCACATATCCAGGTTCATATGTCTTCTGCGGAAGATCCCAAGATACTCGCGATGTTGGAGAAGTCCCCGAAGGCCAAGGCTATCGAAGCGGCATTGTCCGCACACGTTATGGATCACCTTGGATTCCTGTATCGGTACAAGATCCAGCAAGAACTTGGCGCACCTCTTCCGCCTCCGGACGAACCGCTTCCTAAGGATATCGAAGTTCGGTTGTCCACAATGATGGCGGAAGCCGGTGCCCGTCTTCTTGGCAGAGATGTTCAGGAAGCAGAGCTTGAGGAGCAGATTGAAAAGATGAAGGATCCGGTCATCCAACAGCAGGAGCGAGAGCTTGAACTCAAGCAGGCTCAGATTGAAGAGAAGTCGAAGACGGATGCTGCTCGCATCGCAGCCGACATCGAAAAGTCAAAGATGAGAGATGCCGTTGAACGGGAGAGGATCGAAGTCCAGAGGCAGACGAGCAAGCTCCAGGCGACCATCGATCTTTCCAAGGAAGTTATGAAGGAAGAGCTTGAGAACAAGAAGCTCTCAGCCAAGGAAAAGGAAAACGCAGCCCGTGACGCCGCCGAAGGCGCACGCACAGCGGTGAAGATCGTTGAGGCGGCGACAAAGCTTTCTAATGGAAAAAATAAGGAGTAGCCCGTGGCAAAGAGTTGGAGTGAAGCCTACAAGGAAACACTTCGGTCGGTAATGAATGACAAGGCGGATGACATTGCTACGGGTTCCGCACAAGATTTTTCAGATTATAAGTATCGGGTCGGTGTTATCGAGGGACTGGCCTTAGCTGAGAGAGAGTTCCTCGACATCATTGAAAGAATCGAAAGGGCAGAAGATGGGTAGTAGAGATCCGAAGGGAGATAGAGAAAAGAGGCGCAGGAAGACTCCGGAGCCTCCGAAGGGACCGCCCGTGAGTCCGCACAAGGGCAAGCAGGCCCTAGGGGCAAAAATGCATGCTGCTGCAAATAAGCCAAAGTCCAGCAAATCCACTGACAATGCTGCTAGTGCGCCCGCGAAAAAGTCTTCTCCCACCGGAAAGCCCAACGGTAAGGGCGGCGAGTCTTTCGGAAAGGCATTTGCTCGCGAGCGTGCTGCGCAAGGCCCCGGTGGAAAGTTTGACTGGGAGGATCCGAAAACCGGCAAGACTGATTCGTTCCACACTAGGCGTGCAGACGACAAGCCTACGAATGACAAGCCCAAAAAGGGCAATGGTCTTGCGGCAGTAGGCGCTGCCCTCAAGGATGCAGTAAAGGATATTGGGGCACCGACTCCTGAGGCTACAAAGAAGACCGCCCGCAAGTACCAGAGTTCTGCCCCTGGTCCCGCTGGTTCTGTAGGACGCAAACGTGGTGCGCGCCAGAGATCAAAGATGAAGAGTGAGTTGCGTGCCTCAAAGGCCACGCCGAAGAAGGCCACGCCGAAGAAGGCGGCAGCTACTAAAGATGTGGATGCCAAGGCTGCGGCGAAAGCTGCTCCGAAGCAGGCAGCCCTAGATAGTAAATCGGGAAACAAGGGTAAGGTTACAGGAATGAAGAAACTCCCCCTTGCTCCTGATGACAGAGGCAGGCTCAAGAGAGCGCCCGTTAAGGAAGAGCCGAAAAAGAAGAGAAACCCTGGTGCAAAGGGCAAGCAGGCCCGAGGGGCAAAAATGTACGCCTCTGGCGGCAAGGTTCGTGGCGTTGGCGCAGCAAAGCGTGGCTTCGGTCGCGGTAAGACCGTATAGGAGATCTCATGGCAGGAATTATACCCGAAGAGCCGAAGCCTAAGCCTAAGCCGTTACCTATCAATCCGATAACCGGCAAGCCTTTTCTACCCTCAGAAATTGATCCTGAGACCGGCAAGCCGTATGAAAAAGAAAGCAAGTTAAAGAAAAGCGGCAAGGCACTTGCGGAAGGTCTCAAGGGGGCTGCCGGAGCTATTGGCGGAATGTCTGGTAAAGGCCAGATGGTTCAGCCTGGAGCCCCTGTAGGAAAGGGCGGCCTTGCCCATGTAGATCCCGAGATGCGGGAGCGCCTACAGAGGAAGCTTGCTGGTCGTGGTGGAAGAGGATTCAAGAAGGGCGGCTCCGTAAAGTCGCGTGATGGTCTAGCCATCCGTGGCAAGACGCGAGGACGCTTCGTTTAATTTTCGCTCATTGTGAGCGCAAGGGAACTGTGGCCCCTCAAAGTCACTGCAATGCAAAAGGAAAGACATGGCACTCGCCGCAGTCTCAGAAGATCAGGAGGATTACAGGGCAATTCTAAAATCCATCGGAGATAAGCTTCCCGACCCACAGGGCTGGAAGATTCTTATCGCTCTCCCAGGTGTGGAGACGAAGACGGAAGGAGGAATTTTTAAGCCCGAAGAGGTTCTTCAGTACGAAACCGTTGGAAGTATCATTGGTCTAGTTCTAAAGCTAGGAGATCTTGCATATAGGGACCGGAAGAAGTTTCCGACTGGTCGTTGGTGTAACGCTGGTGATTACATTCTGATGCGTTCGTACTCTGGAACCCGAATCAGTATCAAGGGACAGGAGTTCCGATTGATCAATGATGACACGGTGGAAGCCGTTGTGTCTGACCCCAGAGGTGTGGTTAAAGTCGTATGAGTGAACAACAAGAACTCGTATCAAACCCGCTAGGATCGGAGGAAGAACCCTCCGCAAAAGCTTTTGAGATCAAGGAAGAAACTCCTAACTTGGAAGTGCAAGTCGTTGATGATCGCCCCGAGGAGGACAGAGTTCCCCCTCGCAATCTAGTGTCTGGAGGTCATGACAAAGAACTAGAGAACGTTAGTAAGTCGGTTCAGAAACGCATTAACAAACTGAGATACGAATTTCACGAAGAACGTCGAAAGCGGCAACAAGGCGAGAGGCTTCAAAACGAAGCCGTGACCTACGCCAAGAACGTTAAGAATGAAAACGAACAACTCAGACAGCTTCTGAATCATGGCGAAGAGCTTCTCATTAGCGAGGTAAAGGCCCGAGCCACATCAGACGTAGAGTCTGCAAAAAACTTTTACAAGAGGGCACTAGAGGAGGGAGACTCTGAAGCTATCGTGCAAGCACAGGAAGCCATGAATATGGCTTCCTATGATGCAAAGAAAGCGGAAGAGTATGCTCCGGTAACGGCTCCTGAAAGTGCCATCCGCCCGCCTTCGTCAGCGCCCGCTGCGAAGGCGCAAGGAGATCCAAAGGCGGTAAGGTGGGCGAGAAGTAATCCTTGGTTCAATAAGGATCGAGAGATGACTTCGTTTGCATACGGTGTCCATGACACCCTAGTAGGTCAAGAAGGACTCGATCCTAAATCCGACGCTTATTATCGTCGCATAGATCAGAAGATGAAGGAAAGATTTCCTGAAAAATTCGGAGGGAGAGTCGCAGCGAGAGTTTCGCAAGGCGATAGTCGTCCCAAGGGATCCCCCCGAAGACCCCCGGCTGTGGTTGCACCCGCTACCCGTAATAACGGTGCAGCCCCCCGCAAAGTCCAACTGACGGCCACCCAAGTACGCCTCGCGAAACGGCTTGGAGTTTCCCCTGAGCAGTACGCTCAGCAAGTCCTAGAACTGGAGAAAGCCAATGGCTGACATCGAAGACATCGAAGATATCGAGGACATCGAAGAAGTCGAAGCAATCGAGGAAGAGGACTCGCGCAAGCCGAGGGATCTCGAAAGTCGAGAAACCTCAACACGTAACGAACCATGGACTCCCGCTCCTCTCCTTCCGAGCCCGAACCCCGAACCGGGTTTCGTGTTTCGGTGGGTACGAGTAGCAATGCGAGGCGATTCGGATAACCGCAACGTCTCGAAGAAGATGAGAGAAGGCTGGGTTCCTTGCAAGCTTGAAGACTACCCGGAACTACAGGTGCTTCCCGATATCGATAATCGATTTGAGGGGAACATCGTTGTGGGTGGTTTGATGCTTTGCAAGAACTCTAAGGAAAGTATGGATGCCAAGCGCGCATACCATATGGAACAAGCCGAAAATCAAATGGATGCCGTGGATGGAAGTTATATGCGTGAGAACGATTCGAGGATGCCGCTGCTCCGTCCGGAGCGAAGCACTCGCGTCACATTTGGCGACGGCTCTTAGGGGAAGGTCTCCTATTCAGGTTGTCGCCTGAATAATACGGAGAAATAAGCATGGCTTATGGATTCAGGCCCGTTACTAACGGGTCTTATAACTATCAGACGGCTGGGTTTCAGGAGATTCCCATTGATCCGGATGAGACTGACCGCATTAGTAATGGTGATATGGTCACGTTGACGGATGACTATGGAATCGTTCGTTCTGCGGGCGTTCCGACTCCTCTGATTATTTCGGCGGCAGAGGCAGTAGCCTCTACCCTCCCGACGAATCAGGTCGCCGGTATTTTCGTAGGATGCCGGTACACGGATGCAAACAGCACGCCGACTTGGGCTCAGTTCTTTCCAGGATCTGGATCCACTTCTGATGCTTTTGCATTTGTTGTCACTGATCCCAATGCCGTTTTCAAGATTCGTTCTACTGACGAATGGGCGGAAGCGGATTTGGGAAACCTCGTAAACCCGACGAATACGGCGTCTACCGCAGCAAGTGGTAACTCCGCGATTTCAGTTACGAGTAACGACCAAGTAGCAAACGCTGCACTACGTATCATTGGAGTGGTTCGGGATGGTTCCGATATCACGTCAGCATCGGCGGAGTGTGATCTCCTTGTTCAGTGGTCAAGTCCGACTTGTCTCCTGAGCGGATATCAGACCGCAGTAGCCTAGGAAAGGGGTAATTAATCATGGCGATTTCACGCGCACAAATGATGAAGGAACTCCTTCCCGGGCTGAATGCCCTGTTTGGGTTGGAGTACAAGCAATACGAAGACGAGACTGGGGAGGTTTACGAAACTGAATCTTCCGAGCGGGCCTTTGAGGAAGAAGTTCAGCTTGCTGGCTTCGGACAGGCTCCGGTGAAGTCTGAGGGATCGGCTATCAATTACGATACCGCCCAAGAGGCATACACCTCTCGTTACAACCATGAGACGATTGCGATGGGCTTCGCGGTTACCGAAGAAGCCATTGAGGACAACCTCTATGATTCGCTGTCGGCTCGTTACACCAAGGCCCTCGCAAGAGGGATGGCGTACACCAAGAACGTAAAAGGTGCCTATCCGTTGAATAACGGGTTTCAAGGCGGTGCGTTCACAACTGGAGATGGTGAAAATCTTTTTGACCGAAACCATCCCCGCGTTGATGGTGGGGACAATGCCAATACGCCTGCGACACAGAGCGATCTCAATGAGACCTCTCTTGAGCAGGCTGTTATTGACATTGCAGCGTTCCGTGATCAGCGTGGTCTGCTCATTGCAGCACGTCCGCGTAAGCTGATCATCGCGCCTGACAATATGTTTGTTGCTACGCGAGTACTCGACTCGGAACTCCGAGCCGGTACTGCGGACAACGACATCAATGCCCTGCGGACCAATGGTTCGATTCCTGATGGATGGCGTGTTAATCACTTCATCACCAGCACGGACGATTGGTTCCTGCTTACCGATGTCCCGAATGGCATGAAGCACTTTACTCGTGCTGCACTGACCACTTCGATGGACGGGGACTTCGATACCGGCAATGTTCGGTACAAGGCCCGGGAACGCTACAGCTTCGGCGCTAGCGATCCTCTCGGTATCTACGGGAGTAGCGGAGCCGCGTAAGTTCGTGGTTCCACTTAGGACCGGCCCGGGGGGGCCGGTCCTTTTCTTTTCACCAAACCTGACAGACTTAACAAGACAGCACGCGGACTGTCAGGGTTAGTTGCGTGCAACGAGGTATACACAATGGGTCAGACTACATTCAGTGGTCCGGTTCGATCTCTCGCGGGGTTTAACCCCGTTGGCTACAACAACGTTGTAGATTTTTCAGGCTCTGGAGTCACAACGGCTTTGACATCTGCGGCTCATGGTGGCCGTATTCTTACGGTTAACGATGCGACGGGAATCTTTACTGTTCCGGAAATCGTAGCAACCGAGCCTAGCCTTCCGAGTACGGCGGAATCTCCGGATCAGACTTGCAATCTTGGACTCAAATTTCGGTTCTTTATTGCAACTGCTTCCACGGGGTTTTCGATCAACCTTTCTGGAAGCGACGAGTTCGTTGGTGTTCTTTATCAGATTGATACAGATACAGGACCGGATGCTATTGCTGCCTATGCTGCCGAGGCCGCAGACAACTTCGCTTCCGTAGATTTTGATGGGACAACCAAGGGTGGAAGAGTCGGATCTTATGTAGAGATCGAGGCTGTAGCTTCTGCCGTGTGGCTGGTTAGCGGAACTGTTCTTGCCTCCGGGTCGGTGGCAACTCCGTTCGCAACGGCGTAATCCACTGGGGGCACCTTCGGGTGCCCCCTTTGTTTTTATCGCTTATTAAGCGAGGTAGATTATGGGCGAGATAAAGTCTGCATTTATGGGTGACGCAGGTACCTCTCAGGTCACCACCACAAGGACTAAGTTCCTTGGGGTGAACATGGCGAGGGATAGTAATACCGGGTTTAACTTTGTAGAGATCAGAAATGGAACCAGTGGTTCTTCTGCAATTTTATTCAAACTTGCGGGAGACCATGCGGGCCATAGCGATCTAATGGTTCTTCCCTCCGGCGACTACATTCTTTGCGAAGACGGAATGCACGTTACGGCCACCGGAGATGACATCGTTGGTCTCACCATTCTCTACCAAACGTAGACACCGTGATCTATGCAACTGACGTAGTAAGCATTTTCAGTGCTTACAACGCAAGTGGGGTAACGGAAACAACGTATCCCTTCCGCTTGAAGGCGATAATTCTATACCCAGCATATAATGTGTTTGGCGGTATAGCGTTGCATGATGGGACGAGCAGTAGTGATCCGCTCAAGTTTGAGGCCGGATTACAGGCTTTTACGAGTCATTACTTTTCGCCACCGATGATAAGGATTCCGGGTAACGGAATTAAATTCGACGTAGGTCTTAGGGTTGAATATCCAAATGATTATTCAACCGGGTCTGATTCTTTGACTGGTGCAACTCTCTTTATACAGAGAGGGTAGGTAGTGGAAATGATGAAGCCCACAGGTGTTGTGTGCGCAAGAGCATTTCCGGGGACCGACTCAATGGACCCCGTTCAGCTTGTTCCTGTCGGTAAAAGGGCAAGGCTTTTCAGTGCAACGTTTCTTCAAGACAGAACGACTACCATGAGCACGTTAACGTCTACCAGGGCAAAGTTTGTTAACGGAGACAGCGATTCAGATGAACTACTTTTAACCGTAATTATAAATAATTTCTCCGCTACAAGTTCGACTGTAATTTCTGTCCCAGGTAATGGAATCGTTTTCACAAATGGAATTTGCGTCAAGTTCGATGCATATACGAACCCAACCCTACCCCCGGATGGAATACAGGGAGTTTCGATCACCTATCAGTAGGTGTGACTGGCGACGATATGAGTATTACATCTGACGTAAGGGCGTTGTATTTCGGCCCAGACAACACTAGGTCTGCTGACGTTCGATACCCGATTGTTTCAGGGGGGACTGGGCCTTGTTGGTTTAGGGGTGCGCATATCTCAACCACTGCGTTTGTCTACCCCAATACCGAGAAGCTGTTTCATTTTCATGACGGACCAAGCGGGGATACACTGATTACCTTTGGTGTTGGGGCATGGCGACCATGCAACTTTAATTTACTTGGAGAAGAATGTTATATCGATGCTCCAAATGGGATTGAAATATCTTCAGATCTTCAGCAATTCATTCGTGAGACAATGATTACAGTGTTTATTTCATAATGAAGCAGTTCGTACCGGCAAGTTCTACATACACACAGTTTACTGCTGGATATCCTGATACTCAGGCGAATTCCAGAAAGACTTTGGTTGATGGCGGCAGAAGGAGATTGCGTTCATTCACTATGGTCTGCACGAAAGTAGGTGCTTGGAATAATCCAACGTTCCAGCTTAGAACTGAAGAAGGGAATTTTGCTACATCCACTCCCGCCGGAGAGATTCTCTTTGAGCATCAAGCTCCCAGGCTGGAGCATCTATTTGGAACAGGGGAGGGTCTCGTCGTTGACTCAGTGGAGATGCCTGGGAAGGGAATAGTTTTCCCGTCAGGGATTCATTTATGGACGACATCCGATGAATCCGGAGGTCGCGACCAGCAGATCCCGGGATATACGTTAACGATTGTTTACACATGATTAATCTAGTTGACGTAAAATCCACGCTTTACAATGCGACTTCCGTGACTTCTTACGACGCAGTTGTGCCGGGAAGAGTCCGATTACTGAAGATAGTGGCAAGAGCAAATGCCATTTCTTCTGGTGCCGAAAACGCTACAAGCCCGGTTTACCTCTTGGATGAACCAAGAGTTGCTGCAACTGGATGGACGGTTACCTACCAGATTACTGTACCGGCTACATCTTCTGCGTTGAATATTCAGTTGAATACGGTTATCGACTTAGGCGAGAATGGAATCTTATTCAAAGATGGAATTTACTCAACATTGGTGCCACATCCTTCTACTGCACCAAGCTGTGCTGACTTTGTGAATTTATTTTACGCATGAATGGAAATAATACGATGACATTTTGGGCTGTAATATCTATGGCGGCGACCGCAATCGGCTCTCTGTTTTTTTTGCTTTACGCCCATGCGGGTGAACCTACCCACCCAAAGTCAGCGCATGAAGATGATGTTGCGATACTTAGGATAAGCAACGGAATCATTGCCAATGATGTAGAGAACAATAAGAATATTCTGGGTGAGGTAAAGGAAGACATCAAGGAGTTGCAGATTGAGCAGAAAGCTTCGACCGAAACGATTCTTAGGGCTATCAGGGAGAGCAGGTAATGGCAGTTAACACAACTAATAACTTCCTGCCTGATATTGGCGAGATCGTAGAAGAAGCTTTTGAGCGAGCCGGATTAGAGATGGAGGCGGGATACGACCTCCGTACCGCACGGCGATCTCTAGATCTTATGATGCTGGAGTGGCAGAACCGGGGGATCAACCTCTGGACAGTAGATCTTCAGAACTACGGATTTCTCACTGAAGGTACAGCCACCTACACACTTGCATCCAATACGATTGCAGTGATGGAGGTGCTGCTCCGCGAGAACGAAGGGGTTGAAGCAACCCAGATGGATTACGAGTTGTCTCGCGTATCGCGAGACACCTACGGTGGGGTTCCCAATAAGTTGACGCAGGCGAAGCCTGTTCAGGTCTACATTGAAAGGAACCAGGGAGACGTTAAGGCAACTCTCTGGCCTGTCCCCGACGCATCCGGCAAGTACAAGCTTGTCTACTACCGAATGCGCAGGATGTACGACACGGGACCGGGCGGCACTTACGATGCTGATGTGCCGGATCGCTTCTGGCCCGCCTTGACTGCTGGACTTGCCTACAACATTGCATTGAAGCGGCCTCAGGCTGCTGACCGAATTCAACTGCTGAAGCAAGCCTACGAAGAGCAGTTTGCCTTTGCGGCAGACGAGGATCGAGAGAAGGCTCCGATCCGCTTCTACCCGGGCGGGTACTCGTTTACATGAGTCCTTATGCAGTTGGAAAAAAGGCAATCGGAGACTGTGACCGCTGCGGGTTCCAGTACCCGTTGCATGAACTGAGAAAAGAGACAACCAATCAGTTTCAAACGAATATCAAAGTATGCCCAGTCTGCTGGGATCCCGATCAGCCTCAGTACCTTGTTGGGAAATTTCCCATCACAGATGCTCAGGCTGTCAGAGATCCTCGTCCTGACCAGGGTGCAGCAGAAAGCCGTAGCCTTTCTGCGTTTGACCCCGTTAGGGGAATGGAACTCAGAGGATCAATAGGAATCGCTCACGGAAGCGTGAGCTAGGAGAAAGATATGCCTAAGGTAGGAAATAAGCATTTCGCTTATACGGAAAAGGGGAAGGCCGACGCGAAGGCAGCGGCTGAGAAGTCCGGAGATAAGGTTGAATACAAGAAGGGCGGGAAGGTTTCCAAGAAGAAGCCTGAAGACAAGACCATTACCGCTCGCGGTAGCGGCGCAGCCCGACCCCAGAAGTTTCGCGTCACCATTGGTGGATAAGAATGTCATTCACGCTAGCAACGCTCAAGACTGCGATTGACGAGTACACCCAGAATACAAATTGGGGAAGCACCACTCAGATCGATGCCATCATCAAGCAAGCTGAAGAGCGTATCAACTATGCGGTACAGATCGCGAACTACAATACGAGGTCAACGTCTGGACTTTTGACTGAAAATGATCCATCTGTATTTCTTGTAACAGATGGAGAAATCTCACCGCTTGCCCCGATCTATTTCAAGGTGAGATCTAGGATTTCCGTAATGGCTGAGATTGGATTGGGTTCTCCCATTGTAACGCCAGTAAGCATGACTGGGATCATTGCTGGTGCAACGGTAAGCGGATCGGGCATAGACGCAGATACGGTTATTTCTACTGTGGGCTCAAGTACTTTTACCATATCCCCAGTCGCGTCGGCTGACGTTGGATCGGCAGCACTGACTATCGGTCAGCCAGATACAGCATGGTCTTACCTCTTGATGAAGGACTACAACTTCCTTTCAGAGTACGCACCTGTTGAAACATCTACTGGAACCCCCAAGTACTATTCGTTTTACAACGATGCGCAGGACGCAACTCCTAGCAATCGGGGAACCTTTGCATTTGCCCCGTTCTCTAGTGGTTCATTCGACTATGAGATCCTTTACTTCTTTGAGCCCGCATCTCTCGTAACAGTAGCTGCGTTGGACCCTGCTAATGAGACTTGGCTTAGCACTCATGGCAGCAATGTTCTTCTTTATGCCTGCCTAGTGGAGGCTTACACCTTCCTGAAAGGCGAGGCAGACCTCATGCAACTCTACGACACGAAGTTCAAGGAAGCTCTGCAAACCCTTGTCATGGTCGAGCAGGGGAACTACCGGACTACGTACCGCAATCGCGGAATGAGGGCAGCCTAGTGGCAGTCATTGCAGGCATGACCAATTCCTTTAAGCAGGAGATCCTCGCTGGGGTTCACAATCTAAAGACTGTCGCCGATGGTGGAGATGCAATTAAGATTGCTTTGTATAGACCAAGCGCAGACATTACACAGGCAACTACTGCATATACGGCTACGGGTGAAGTGACGAGCGATAATTATACTGAGGGTGGAAACGTAATTGCTTCACAAGGCATTGTCTTGAGTGGATCCACTGTCTACATAGATTTTCCAAATACCGATTGGAATCCCGTTACGTTCACTGACGACGGTTCTACTGACAATCGGGTTCGTGGTGCGCTTATCTATAACGTTGCTAAGTCGGATAAGTCGATAGCGGTTTTAGATTTTGGACTTGCTCGGCAGGTTTCAGAAGGAACATTCACAGTGAAGTTTCCAACCCCTGACGCAGATGATGCGATCATAAGGATTCGATAGGAATGGCTTATACCAACCTGAATATTTTGAAAATGGATACGGGCTCCCATGAAGGTACGTGGGGAACCCAGACCAATAAAAACTGGGACCGTATTGATTCCTATGTCTCTGGGTATAAGGAAATAGAACTTACTGGTGCAAGCCCTAATTACGTTTTGGATACGACAGCAGACGCAATCCCTTCTGACGATACAGGTGATGGATGGAACTGCCTAATAAAATTCAAGGCAGCGGGTAGCGCACCGACAGGAACTGGGACGGTAACTATCAGTCCAGACGGGGCGTCTAAGATTTACTTTGTCGAAAATGCGTCAGGGATAAATCTCACGTTTGCCTATTCAAGTGGGGATTCGATAACTCTGGGTACGGGCTACTCGACCGTAATTTACGGAACTGGAACCGGCGTTTACCTAGCTTTAAGTTCATTTGCAACGGCAATCGTTAGTGCGGACCTAATAGGTTCTGCAACTATTGGTTCTGGAGAAAAGCTGGAAGTTTCCGGTGGTGGCACCATCAAAATTGACGGTGCTTATCCAACGGGTTCGAACAATAGCGTTATTGGAGAGCTTGCAGGAAATGCACTGTTAGGTGGGGCGGCATACAATGTTCTTTATGGATACAAGTCTGGCTATGCCATTACCACTGGGGACGGCAATGTATGCGTTGGGTATCAAAGTGGAAATACATTATCGACTACGAGTGGGAATACATTCTTAGGACACCAAGCCGGAGAGCTATCAATCGGGAGTTATAATGTTGGTGTTGGTCTTGATGCTATATCTGGTATCGGAACTGGTACCGTTGATTCTAATTACAACTCTGGATTTGGTGTTCAAGCAGGCGCGAATCTTACATCAGGTAACCTGAATACTTACATTGGATATCACTCCGGCAAGGATGTTACGACAGGTATTAGAAATGTAGGAATTGGGAATAGTTCTGGAAAATCGAGCAATAGGAGTAAATGCATCTTTTTGGGAGATTCTGCTGGATCCTATGATGTGGGTGCGGATAGCATTCTAGTCATTGATAACGAAGCTTACGCAACTACCGCAGACCAGCAGACCTATCAGTTCATTTGGGGTGACATTGCTAATAATAGGTTGAATTTTAATTCACAGAATGGTTCTGGATCCCATGTAAAGATACAAAATAGCAATGCAGCGTCTGCTGGATTTCAATTTCTTCAGTGTTATTCGGATACTGCCTCATCAGCGGAACTGAAGTTTCAGATTACAGGAGAAGGAAACGTTTCGGCAGATGGAACCTTTACTCCTGGAGGTGCGGACTACGCGGATATGTTTGAGTGGTCCGATGGGAACCCTGAAGGCGAAGATCGAATTGGCCTAACCGTAGTCATTGATGAAACCTCAGAAGAGGGCGGCGTCAGGCCCGCTACCAGCAGCGATGATCCAAATGATGTGATCGGGACTGTCTCGGGTACGGCTTGTGTGATTGGAAATGCTGCTTGGAAGGGTTGGGACAAGAAATACCTGAAGGATGACTTTGGCAGAACGGTCACAACTTCAGTCGATGAAAACGTCACCCCGGTCTTGAATCCAGAATACGATGAAGGGCGAGAGTATGTCCCCCGAATGGCTCGTCCGGACTGGGCAGTCATTGGGCTTACCGGAAGAATTCATATCAGAAAGGGAGCGTTGACTCATCCTTCATGGAGGAAGATCAAGAACGTTTCCGCAGTCACCGAAGAGTGGTTGGTGCGTTAATGCTTAGGAAGCTTGCGTTTCAACCGGGGATCAACAGGGAGGGCACGGACTACTCCGCCGAAGGCGGGTGGTACGACTGTGACAAGGTTCGATTCCGGAAGGGCAGGCCCGAGAAGATTGGTGGATGGCGTCTAAAGACTACGGCGACATTCTACGGTGCGTGCCGTTCAATGCACAACTGGTCAACGCTAGATCGGTTCGATTACCTAGCGTTGGGAACCACGTCAAAAGCATACATTGAATACGGCTCTACCTACTACGACATTACGCCTTCGTATGATTATCTAACGTCTGAATTGACTACAGGCATAGGCGATGCAACCAGCGATACGACTGTGCAAATTACAAAGTCTGCTGATCCAACAGTATGGAAAGAAGGAGACGCTGCGTGGATTTCATCTCCGTATGTAATTTCAGGCGTTGGAGCAACCTTGGATGCTGGAGGGCCTGGAGAGTACGTTCAGCTTGATGCTGACGGGGCAGCAGGTGGTTCCGACTATGATGAACTCAGTGTAATACGTGGCTTTTTTAAGTCGTCACTTGTGACGCACAGCTACAACTCCGTCTCCAGCAAGGGACCAACGATTACCCGCATCCCCCCTGCGAGAGTGACCACTGGTGTGGTAACTGCGTCAGGCGGAACGAATGGATGCGTTGGTGTTTCAAATGCATCGAATAAAGTTCTTATCAGGCAGGAAGATCACAAGTGCTTAGTTGGGGATTACGTAACATTCCTGAAGTTGGGAGCGGCAATATCTTCAAGTGGGCTTGTAAATTCGGATCTCTTGGTATCCACTGGATTTAGGGTCACGTCTGTTCTCGATGTAAATAATTACGAAATAGAAATAGGCAAGGCTGCCACTGTCACCGTAGAAACTGTAACAACTGAGCCATTGACCGGAGGCGACTCGGCAGAGACTGATATCAGCGTCACGTCTACCTCAGGATTTGCAAATGGCGACTACATCAAGATTGACGATGAGTACATTCAAATTGCCGCCGTGCCCGGCGCAGATGAATTCGGGGTCGTAAAGAGAGGTCAGCTTGGAAGCGTTGCGGATACCCATGAGGAAGATGCGGCTGTCTCCAAGGTGGAATTTCATTTTCCAGACAATATCTCATCGCTTGGAACCCTCACTTATCTGCTTCATGACATCAACGCAGGAACTACTACCAACGTTTATTCCGCAGGTTGGGGTAGGGAACTCTACTCGTCTGGGGAATGGGACGAAGGCCCTTCCGCTTCCGATGTTGAAGAAGCGGAAGTTGGAGTTCGGATCTGGTCGTTAGATAACTTTGGTGAAGATCTAATCCTGTCTCCCAGCAGGGAGCAGATCTATTACTGGGACGTATCCGAGAAAGCTGTTAACGGAGTTCCTTACGTAAACCCAGCAACAGATACTGATGGTCTCGGCGATGATGCCAATGTAAATGCGAATGTCCCGATGTCGCAAGCAGTTCCATTGAAAACGATAGGGACCATTATTGACAGGGGGTATTCGGCCCGAGTGCCTGATGCTAGTCCGGAGATTCTTCCGGAAAGCCATGCTCCAGACAATGTTACGCAGGTAATTGTTTATCCTACAGCACGGATGTTGATTGCGTTTGGTTGCTCAGATCGTCTTCAGTCCTTTGATCCCATGCTTGTTCGTTGGTCTTCAATCCATTACCCGGGATCTTGGGATCCGCTAGACAAAACAAACCCAGGGGAGACTCATTTTCAAGAACTTGGGAATGGATCGAAGATTATTGGAGCGGCGGAATCCAAAGGCGAGATCGTACTTTGGACCGACACTGCGGTTTACAAAATGGATTACATGGGTAGCGAGATACCTTACTTTATGTTCTCGGAGATCTCTACAAACATTTCTATCGTTAGCCGAACGGCTGCAACTACAGCAGGGGATTCCATCTACTGGATGGGGGACAGAAATTTCTACAGGTACAATGGAAGCATCGAGGTTCTTCCGTGTTCGGTTCTCAATTACGTCTACTCGGATATGAACTACCTACAGAAAGAACTCTTCTTTGCGGCACCCAATACAGAATTCAACGAGGTTGTGTTCTTCTATTGCTCAGAGAATTCAGATGAAGTCGATAGGTATGTAACGTTTAACTACGCAGAGAACCTGTGGACTATAGGAAGCATGGTGCGTACTTCGTGGAGCGATTGTGGGTTGCGGCAGAGTCCCCACGCAGCATCCGTAAGCAATGCCACTCTGAATACATCAGTTCTATACGAACAGGAAGTTGGAGAAAACGACGGGGACGACCCCATGACTGCATTCGTTGAATCGGCGTACTTCGACATTGACGAGGGGGATCACTTTTCCTTCATTCACCGAATCATACCTGACGTTAAGTTTGAAACGGGTGGTGAGACGGGAATGGATATCAAGATAAAGAAGAAGGAATTCCCCAATGATGATGAGGAGGCTTCTCCGTCTACTTCGTCTATCGATTCCTCAACCAAGCAGAACGATGTCCGCGTAAGAGGCAGGCAGGCGGCGGTGAGGTTTGAGTCTACGGCAGCAGGAGTGAAGTGGAGGCTCGGAGATACCCGGATTGACATCCGACCGGACGGCAGGAGGTAGTCATGCCTCAGAGGGTGATGCCCCTGTCCGTACCGAGGGCAGAGTACGATCAATCGAATGAATCCAATTTCAGGGCCGATGTATATCGAGCCCTGATTGCGTTGCAGCAGCGGCTAGATGTAGCCCAGCAAGCAAGAAGTGATGAGCTAGCGAGGATGACCCTGAGAAGAAATATCTCTGCGCCCTCGATTGGGGTCACCACCAACGGTGGTGGAGAGGGTTGGGGATACTGACGTGGAGCATTTGAAGGTACTCGGGAGAGCCGTACTTACAGGGAGTTACGCTGACATCTATGTGGTCCCCTCCCCTGCGGGACCGGATAGTGCGTCAGGTGTCATGCCTCAAGCAGCGATTACGTCGATAATCCTGTGCGAAACGGCTGCATCTACAGCGACGGTAAGTATTCAGGTTGTCCCGAAGGGCGGGAATGCTGACGGGACAGCGGATATCTACGAGATATTCGACACGTTGGCTCTTACAGCGAATGATACGAAGATCATTGCTCCGGGGATAATGATTTCGACTGAGGATAGGGTCAGAGCCAAGGCGGCTAGCGGTACGGTGAATATGTTTCTATTCGGATCAGAGATTATGTAGACAATGAGATATGTAGTTAAGGGAAATGAAACGATTTCAGATATAGCCCGAAAGACTGGAGCCGATCCGGAAGAGGTTATCTCTATAAATTATCTGGAAGATGTAGATGGGATACGTCCAGGAGATGTTCTGGAAGTACCCGGTGAGGAACGGAGAAGTCCTATGAATCGATACCAAGAAGGCGGAGAAGTCGAATCTCCCTATGCAGATAGAAGGCCTTCGCCTAAGCCCAGACAAAAGGGAGAGTCTCTACCTATCATGGGCAGTCCTACGCCTGACTCGGGTATCAGGAGGAAGAACCTGATACAGAGTAAGGCTCCAATGAAAATGTCACAGGCTCCCGGTGGTGCGCAGGCTCAGAAGAAATCAGTTGGAAATATCCGGAAGAACTTTGGAAAAGCGACTGGGCCTGGAATGATGGGAAGACCTGGGGCGGGGAAGGGTTCAGCAAGGATGGTAAAACCCCAAGCTGCCCCTCCCGGCATGAAGGGTCCTCAGCAGCCTGGGCAGAAGCCTCCGGTTGGTGGTCCCGGAAGTCAGTGGATGGAAGGATTTTTGAGTAAGAGGCAGTTTCTCGGAGGTGGTCCCGTAAGGAAGGCTACCCCGAATGTAAGCAAGCCTGCTCCTGGCATGGGATCTTCTGCGTCCAACCTCTACAACCAAGCGATGGGAAAGATTAAATCGCAAGGACTGAGGGCTTCGGGTTCCGGAGGGTTACAGCAACCCAAGTTTGATATGGGTGCATCACCTAATTCGCCTCAGCCTAGAGTAGGACTTAGGGAAGGTGGAAGAGTCGGCCCTCCCGATGTTATCGATTATCAGCCTGCTTCCAGCTTACCTGATGAGCAAGGGCTGGGTCAGTTTAGGGATCGGCAGCAATCTCTACTTCCCATCAATCCTCATCCTCAAGGCGAGCTAGGCGTTGGTCCGCACAATGGTCAGGCGGAGGGTCTTGCGAGCTTTGGGCGCGGTGGTGACTCCATGTTGATGCACGTCAACAAGGATGAAGTCAATCAGATGGCAACGAGCATTAACCCCAAGACTGGTTTGCCTGAAGCCATAGCTTTTCTTGCTGCATTGCCTGCGATTATGTCTGTTGTCGGAACAGTTGCTAGTACGGTTGGTGGCATCGTTGGTGGAGGGAGCAAAGGAGAGGGAGGCCAGATGGCTCAGCCTCATGCCCCTCCTCAGAAGGCTCCGAGAGTTCCCGCAGTTGATCCCCTTGACAAGAGAAGAGAGGAGGGGGCTCAAGGCCCGCGTCCGAATGAGTCGCCACGACTTCCGGGGGGAGATGTTCCAGGACGTACTGCAATGCCTTCATCGGGAGAGACGAGTCCTCCTCCCGTTCAGCCGCAGCCTGACCTTACAGTTCAGGAACCAGAGGCAGACTTGACTGGAATAGCTTCAGTCCCATCAATGACAGGACTTCCTTCATATGCTGAGTCTCGTGGTAAGAAGAAGAAAAAGCAAAAAGCCTTATCGTTTCGTTCAGGCGGTCTCGCAAATTTTAGGCGAAGGTACTAGGAGCGACTTATGTCGAATGGAATCGTAGACATTCAAGACCCGAATGAAGACTTTGAAGTGGAAGAGGACGGTTGGCCGCAGATGGAGGAGATGGTTGAGGATGTTGAGGGCGTGCCGGATGTCGAAGAAGAAGTTGCGTGGGGGGCTAGTCCTGTTGAACATCTTTACAGAGATGAAGCTGCGGATTCCGAAATATGGGGTGGCCGAAGGCCAAGTTGGTCTCGCGGGTACGCGCCGGAGGCAGAGTTCTGGGGATCTAGAGGGGGTATTAGTGGGGATATAACCAGCGATCCTTGGGCGGGGTTTGAGGTTTCCACACATGAGTATTTGCCTACCGAAGATAGACCCGAAAGCTTTTACGATCTCCAGTTTGCAACGACTCCGGAAGGAATGTGGGACCTCCGAAATGCACCGCTCGATTATATAGAATACATCGAAGGTCTTCCCGACTTCCCTGGTTGGGGTGATAACGTAAATTTACCTTCTAGTTATGGAGTCTTGATGGAGAGAGCGGAAGAGCGTGATTATGCTCTAATCGCTCCGGATCAGATGGATTTTACTGGATGGTCGGAAAGGGATGTCAGCGACTACATAGATAACTATTGGTCTTACAATCCAATGGCCGGAAAGTCGGGTGCGATGGAGGGCATCGTAGGAGAATGGGACGATTACCATAGTGCATTGTATCGGGCAAATGAGAATCTCCAAGACGGCACTTGGGATCTAGATAGATACAACCAAGCTGTCGAATTAGCGAAGGAACGTTTTACGTACAGTCCTTCCAATATGTTCAATGTTGATCCTGAGGAGTATGAATTTTCTGTAAATGAAATGGGCATTGGTTCTTTTGGGAGGCCCGAGGGTTGGGCTGAACAAACCGATCCTGAAGTTATAACTGATTACGAGGAACACTCGCCAACGGATGATAGTGACGGTGAGGGAGTCATTGCTGATGAAGGCGTAACGGCTCCATTGACTGCTTTAGGCGAGGGGCCTACAGAACCTAATGCATACACGATTGTCCCGGGTTCTGGACCGAACGGGGAAGATCAAACTTATGAAGTGAATCCTGAAACTGGTGAGTTGGGTCAACTCGTTGACCCTGTTACGTATGAAGCCATAGATCAGACCCAAGATGTGCAAACCGATCCTGATACACAGGATGAACTTACTGACGAGGAGATTTGGGTTCAAGGCATTTCAGATGGTTCCATTCTCCCTGAAACGCTTGCGGATCATGTTTCAGCAGCGAGGAATGCATTTGGTGGTACTGGTCGCACTACGTCCTCGGAATTGCTTAGTCATTTCTTGTCTCTTGAAGATCAAGGATTCTTCTATGAGATGCTTCGTTCGTTCGTTCCTGAAGGAACGACAGATGAAGAAATACTAAATCTTATGTATCAGGAGTCTGGTGAAGAGCCTCCCGATCTCCCGACTGGAGACCCCATTGATGAAGGTGATGAGTCCATCATTGATGAAGGTGAGGAAGTCATAGTTGATGAAGGTGGTGGAGTAATAGTTGACGAAGTTGACGAAGTAATCGGTGGTGAAGTTGATGAACCCATCATTGATGAAGTTGATGAACCCATAGTTGATGAAGTCGATGAACCCATAGTTGATGAAGTTGATGAGCCCATCATTGATGAAGTTGATGAACCCATCGGGGCTGAAGTTGATGAGCCCATCATTGATGAAGTTGATGAAGTTGACCAACCTCCGTTCGCAGACACAGATTCTCCCGGTCCCGGTATGACTGATGACGAAATTTGGTTCCAAGGCATTTCAGATGGTTCTATTGTTCCTGAAACGCTTGCGGACATTATTTCTATTTCCGAAGGCACACGTTACGACTCTCAGTGGTTGCTTAACTCGTTCAATGAATGGATGGATGGAGGTGCTGCAAGTCTTGGTTATGACAATCGGGAAGAGGCATTGCTGTTCTTCATTGGCTCATTGAGGGAATATGCGTCAAGAAATACCCATAGTCAGCAAAATCTCGGGGCCATGACAGATGAAGAAATAGTAAATCTCATGTATCAGGAGGCTGGTGAAGAGCCTCCGACTGCTGACGAAATTTGGTTTGAGGACATAGAGTCTGGACTAATCCAGCCTGAAACTCTTGCAGATTACTTCTCGGTTGCCGAAGGCGTTCGCATTGATCCCCATACTCTGCTTCGTGACTTTCAACAGTCTGGAGATCCTGATGGGTTCATTGAAAATACTCTTCTTGAATTTTCCAGCGTATTACCTCCCGGTATGACAGGTGATGAACTGATAGATCTCATCTATGAAGAGGCTGGAGCCAGACAGGTTGGAGAAGGCATAAGTTCGCTTGATGAACCAGGTGGGGTGATGGGTGATACCACTGGCGTATTCCAAGAAGATCCTCTCGTTGACGATGAAGACCTTGTTGGTGGAGACGTAACTGGCGTTGAAGACCTTGTTAGTGGAGATGTAACTGGCGTTGAAGACCTTGTTAGTGGAGATGTAACTGGCGATGAAGTCATTGTCGGCGGGGATGTAACTGAGGAAGACGTAACCACTGGTCCGCCCTTTGATCCATCGACCCAAGAAGAGAGAGATGCTCTCATCGTAGAATCCGCAGAGGACTTCATTGAAGACCTAGACCACAGAGGTGCGCCGGGTGTCGGAATTCTTCCGATAGAAATGAATGACGAAGAATGGTTTGAGAGCGTTTCGGAAGGCTGGACCCAACTTCAAACACTTGCAGATCATGTCAGCATGGCGGCCATGGGAGTAGGCGGAGACCGCATGAATGCGGTAGATCTGATTGGCTTGTATGAGGAACAGCCTTCACCTGCGGCGAAGACAGATTTTCTACAACAGCTTCGATCTATATCGGCAATTCCTGAGGACATCACAGATGGAGAACTCATAGATCGGATGTACCAGGAGGCTGGTCAAGATAGTCCTCTAATCTATGCGGATACTGGAGACTATGGAACCACCGGAGACTTTGCCTATCCAGGCGAGGAGGCTCGCGTAGATGCAGTCGAGGTTGAGGGCGAAGAGGATCTAGTTTGGATTCAAAGCTCTGATCCAGACACGCTGGGTGGATCTTTTGCTATCGAGAATCTTGATGTAGGGGATGTATACGACGAAGAGACTGGCGTTTATTCTCTGTCTGCATTGAGTGACTTTACACTTGAGAACTTCCTGGAAGTCTTTGCGTTCAATCATGGACTGGACATAACCGATCCGGGTACAAGGACTAATATACTTGGTAACTATCCAAATCTTGCAGAACTTTTTCAAAAGATTGTAGAACTTGAGTTCGACGCAACGTATCAAGATGTTCTAGATATCTTTACTGATCCCGATGAGGGTCTTCAGTTTAAGGGGGTGATGACTGAGGGGTTTGAAACTGATCCTTCCGTATTGGCTTCCTATCTGTTTATCAATCAGCAGAAGATATCGGACTGGATTGATGCAGGTACACAAGGGTGGACGCCTGACGACTGGAAGGCTTACGAAGATCTAACCCGTGATAGCGCCTACGATACTGATCAGTTTTCAACTCTAGATATTCTATTTGATGCAGTCATAGAGCAGATGGGGTTTGGAGATAGCATCGGTGCTGCGTTCAAGAATGATCCAAGATTCTGGGACATCATTAATAATATACTTCCAATGCCAAGAAATGAAGGTCAGCCTCTAGATGTAGACAGCCTCCCGACATGGAATGAGTTGGGTGATTACAATCAAAGCGCAAAAGATGCACTGTACGACCTAGTAAGTTCTGGACCGAAGCGTTCGTATGAATTAGATCCAGTCATTGAGGAGATTCCTGGTACAGGAGAGTCGGAGATAACAGGATGGGAAGTTAAAGAAGAAGAGAAGGTCATTGATGATGTTCCTGATCGTGGGACGGAGGATGAAGACTGGGCCAGATTGGACTTCTTGGAAGATATGCTTGCAAATGCAGGCGTAAACGTAGAGATGAGGGATCTCGTAGCGAATGAAAGGCACATCAATGAGTTCAGGCAGAAGCTGAGATTCCTTGGCTTGGATTCAGATTTCATAAATGAAATTACAGATGACTTGCTCGCACGGATTGGAGAGACAGATTCTGGGCTCATAGTAGATGATGAAGTGTTCATGGACTTCATGAATGCCAACGTTCAGGTTGACCATGATGGAAGACCCGTTCTTGTTGGAGATGAGTTTGGAACGAGGGAGAGACTTGATGAAATACGACATGGTATTTCAGAAGAAGAGGAAGAAGACGAAGAAACGGATGAAGAAAAAGCGGTTGCTTGGGCGGAATCACAAGGGATAGCTGACTTTGATTACTACCAGGACAGCCCGGATTATATCGATTGGATTTACAGTCAGCATTACGATGAGGCTACTGGAACTTACAGCCTTACAGATGAAGCCTGGGCGGAAATCGAAAGAGCCACTGAGAATCTGGGGAATAGAAGACCTACCGCACCAGGGGAATGGGACGAAGATCCTCCTCCCGAGGACAGTAAATATTTGGAATCCGCTTATGGCGGAGTCTCTGGCGTTGGGGACATAAACGATCCCTTTGCCATGGCCGGTCACGGACTTTATGCGCCCGGAAGGATGTTTGGATCTGATGTCTACGAAAGCCAATCTCCCTTTGGAGCCCTTTGGTCACTCGCAGATCCTCAAGTCGGTGAGCTTGAAGATATAAGTGATGAGGAGATAGCTCTCTTCACCAAGGCAGATGACTACTTTACATATCTTCGTGAAGACGCGATATCGAGAAATCTATGGGAGGAAGGGGAGGCATTTGATGCCTACACGTATTTCGAGGCGCTGAGTGATGATCCTACTATCACAGAAGAAGAGCTTGCAGAGCTTGAGAGGAACTACCAGTACTATGGAAATATCTGGGAAGACATTGCTCCCAGGTACTACCCCGATGCACAGCGTGCTGCGATGCAGTACTACGGAACTCCGGACCAGGAAAAGCTTGGGGATGAACTTGCGCAGCAGCTACTTCCATATGCTCCCGTCTTTGCGGATTACCTGAATAGGCAGGGGATAACGGGTCCGGATGGTGGGCCAATTGCCCTCAATGATGTTATTGCACTCCTCTCGTCTCAAGGTATGTCAGGGTTGGCACCGCCTGCGGATGTGGGAGCAGGAGGGCAAACGACTGGTGGTGGTGGTACGTCAGGCATAGGTTCCGACGTATCCGTAAATCAAGGGACTGCCGCAGGATCTGCGTCCATAGACTCTACGGCTGTGACTACAGGTGCTGTCGGAGTTGGTTCAACGCAAGCCACGGAAGACGTAGACGCTCAGGCGGCTGCTGAGAATGCAACTCAAGAAACTGTTGAGGCTTCTGCTGCTGCCACCAATAACGCAAATCAAGCTGTAAACTTCAATCCTGGTCTTCCAACTGGTTATTCGACCATGTTTACTGATCCGGGTGAGTTTGCCGGTACAAATACATCAAGAAGAAAAGCGGCAGATTCAATCTTTGATTCGGCAAAGAAGTCATCCGGGTTCGGAGGAAGACCGGGGATTAGTTCTGCATCAGATATATACGTGCCCAATTTTGTCATGGATGCGCAGGCTGCCAGCACCGGATCAGTTAGTCCGTTGTCTTGGTGGCTAGGAAGAAGTTCTGATGATAAGAATCAGATCAAGGCTTGGGTTGCTTCTGACCATAGGGGTATGGGATATAAGGATTCAAATGAAGCCCTAGAAGAAAACGTTTACAGGAATGCAGATGGAGATCTTTATCGGGTTGAGGATGAAATCACAAACTTCTACCTCCCCACTTGGGCAGCAGAGTTAGCGTATAGCAGCATTGACCAGGGCGGATCTTCAATGCAGGAAGAGGTATTCGGAGAGTATATCGACTACGTACCTACATACTCATGGTGGCAGTCCATCGGGGCAGAGAGAAGGGCTGAGCTTCAAGAAAGAATGATTAATCATTCAGGTAAGGAGTCTACGAAGCTTGTAGCTATCAGAAAGATGGAAGTAGACAGGGATAAACATGGCAAGGATGTTGCCTTCGTTTCTAGTGTTAAGAAGTTCAATAAGTCTTCAGGCGAGCTTGTTCCCGAATGGGAAACATTGGAAGAGCTTGATAAGGAAATCAACACTGAGTTAAAGGCAGAGCCCGTAAGATTTACGGACTTTGTTAAGTGGATGATTGACGAGGGTGGTATCGATCCACTTTCGTGGGTGAATGGAACTCCAGGAATTGGATCTAGCGATGACCATCCACACCTTACGATTTCATCTGACCGTGCTGTATTTGGATTAGAGCAACTCATTCCTACTACAAATCCAAGGAGACCCTACATCACTGCCACTGGCGGTTGGGGATGGAGAATTTTGGGCCAGAACTGGGAAGACAGTTGGTATACGGGGGTCGGTGGGCGAGGGCTTGATCATTCGCCCGTTATAGATAGAACTAAACTTCCGGAAGGTGGATGGCATAGTCCATTCGTCAACACGGTTCACTACGAGATTCCGGCAGGCCAAGAGAGGACTCATATGTATGGTGCTGCGGGTGCGGTTTCCAGAACAATGCTCAACTACTTTTTGAAACACTGGGATTCTTGGGTAGGGGAGGAAAACTCAAGGAAGGTACCTTGGCCTGTAGGCGTTAGCGAGAGTGATGCAAGGAGTGTCAGTATAAATAGGAATGTAGACCACTTGACTAAAACTGAAGGAAGGAGGGGCCACACAAGCGGCCGGTCATCGACGCCTTCGATACCGGGAAAACTGAACTTGCGTCCAGGGGTGGAGTTGTTTCAGCCGCAGTTTGAAACTGTTTCAGTTATCGATGACTTCGGAGACATAGGAAAGAGTGATCAAGGGCTTTTTGAGGCTGATCTTGATGAATTCTTTAGTCATCTATTTGCCAGAGATCCCGAGACAAATGAGTATCTGGCAAATGAGATTAACATGATTGACTTTGAAGGTGAATATGGGGATCAGCCGGAAAGCGTTTGGGATTACAGCGGAAGAGTCCTTCAAACGGATGGTGGACTGAGGCCACAGGGAAGACCTCTGTACTATGACGATCAATCTAGTAAGCAGGGTATGTGGGCGATTCTTAGTTCTTATATGCCTTACTATGAGGGGTACCTCCAGAGCTATGACATAGCGTCGAGAGATCTGGATACTCCTTCATTTGAAGTGTATATGAATAGTGGTGACCCAGGAAAACGTCCGGAGTTTGATCCGACCGATATCCTAGGTAGCGAGGCGGCTGCTCTGGCATTTCAACAGAACGCAAAGGTATCGTATGGTGATTTCGTACATCTGGAAGGTCTTATGCCAGATTGGTCTGGTGGCAGAATTGTTCGGCCAAACGTTGATTACTTCAATGACACCGTGTTTCTTGACGGTTTTAGGTGGGCTGCACCTGGTGGAGAAGAAAATGAATTCATCGCGGGTCAGGGCGTTCCAAGACCTATGTTCTACTACGGAGATATGACTGATAGGTTGGACGGACCTACTCCATTGGGTCAATTCTCTACTGCTCAATCATCTGGTCCCGTAATTCCTGGGCATAGTTCTGGAGGAATCGTTGATATAAACTACCAGGAAGGTGGAATGGTAGAGGAGGAGATTTCTGAGGATATTTCCGAGGATATCTCTCCCCTTTCGAGTCAGGAAGAGCTTGAGGATTTGGTGTCCCAGGACCCACTGCTGCAAGAATTGATGGGGGCATTGATGGAAGATAGCCCTGAAGTGAACAGGCTAATCAAGATTGCTGTAGATAGATATGGAGAAGCCATAGTTAAAGCTCTATCAAGGTTGGTTCAGCAGAATGTTGGAAGACGTTCTTCTTACATTCCGGGTCCAGATCCTGGAATGGCTGATACGAAAAGAGTTAAGCTTACAGGCCCGGAGGGCCTTCCTTCTCTAGGTTCTGAGGAAGCTGCAATCTCTCATGGAGAATTTGTTGTCCCTGCTGATGTAGTCGCTCATCTGGGTGACGGCAACAATGAAAACGGAGCAGAGAAACTCTACGGAATGATGGACAGGGTAAGGGAAACCAAGACTGGAAACAGAGAGCAGCCGGGAGAAATAGTAGAAGAAGAGGTTCTTCCGGTATAGGAGTACAAATGGTAGCCCCTGTACCTAAAGAATATTTTCACTTGGTTTGGGATGATGCCAAGGAACATCTTCGCAAGTTTGAAAAGCGCGCAAGGGGAAGATGTACCGTAGATGATATAGGGAAGAGGATTCTTTCCGGAGAGCAACAGTTGTGGATAATTCTCAACGAAGACGAGAAAATTATAGGCTCCATAGTTACGCAAGTGTGGGATTATCCCCGAAAGAAGGTCGCTGAAATAGTGGCTTGCGGTGGGGACTCTAGTAATGAATTGGATGAGTACATTTTTCAAAGCATGAAAGTGTTAGAGGACTTTGCTTTAGAGAACTATTGCGATGTCATAAGAATGGAAGGAAGAAAGGGTTGGCTCAAGTCATTTAGCAAGATTGGATTTGAGCAAACTGCGATTCTTCTTGAGAAGGAGATTTGATATGGGTGGTGGTGGTGGTTCGCCGGCTAAAACAGATACAACTCAAAGGTTGCCCGAAGAGGTACGTCCCTATTACAAGGAGTTAATAGGGCGTGCATCGAGAGCGACGAAGAGACCGTTTACTCCGTATGGTGGGGATCGGCATGCAGGTTATACGCCTGCGGAGTTGAAGTTTCAGAGCGGCGTTCGCAGTCTTTACAACCGTGGTGAGAGACCTGAGCTTGGTGCAGCCAGTCAACAGCTTGGATTGGCGAGTCAATATGCAGGCAATGTACCCATGTGGGGAAATCGGGCCTACCAGCAGTATTCTTCTCCATTCTTTGAAAATGTACTTGACGTAGAAAAGTCTCGGATCTCATCTGATTGGGATAAGCAACTGCGAGATGTACGTCTTGATTCAGCGTCGATGAATGCTTTTGGTTCGTCTGCTCAAGCGTTGCAGCTAGCTGCTGGAGCTAGAGATAAACAAAAAGCTTTGGCTGATGCGGAAATATATGGAAGGCAGCGTGCCTGGGAAGATGCGCGTGCGGGATTTCAGGCGGACAGAGAAGCGTTGTCTTCAGCCGCAGCAATGCAGGCGAACATTGCGTCACAGCTTCAATCTTTGGCTCAGACGCAACAGCAGCAGTCCTTTGAAAGATTGCAGGCATTGGAGTCTATGGGTGCTGGCCGTCGCGAGATGGAGCAGGCAGCCTTGGATCTTGCATACACAGATTTCCTGGATCAGGAAGCCTACGAAAGAAAGATGCTGAATTGGTACGGAGCGATCCTTCATGGCGTGCCGCTTACGGCAGATCAGCTTACGGTGGGAACCCCGGCGCGTGGTAGCTCTGGTGCCCGCACGGCGGGTGCCATCTTGTCTGGCATTGGCTCTCTTGCTAGCGCAGCAGGGTCCATTGGCGGCCAATTCACCAAACCTTAATAGGTAAACATCATGGCAATGACACTACTTGATTATCAAGAGCTTCTAAGGAATCTCCCGCAGGAGCAGATCGTAAAGCTCGCCCAGAAGGGCGATCCGAGATCTTGGATGGCCGGAGATGAACTTAAACGAAGAGAGGAGATGTATTCTGCTGCGGCTGCGGAGCAGTCGGAGCAGGAGACAGGCCCGCGCAATATCATGGAAGAGTACATTGCCAAGGCTTCAGGGATGGGAGCGGCTCCCCCTGCTCCTCCACAGGGTCCACCTGCTGCGCAGCAGCAAATGCCTCCCCCCATGCCACCTCCTCCCCAAGCGCAGGCCATGGCACCCCAGATGCCACAGCCTCCCGTGGCGCAGTTTCAGGGTGGTGGTCCGGTTAAGGGGAATAATCTCGCGAGGATGGGTCGCGGAGGGGATACCCAACTCATGCACGTTGGCCCGCGCGAGGTAAATCGAATGGGAACTTCGGTCAATCCTGAGACTGGGTTGCCTGAAGCGTTTTTGCTTAGCTCTGCTGCTGGTATGGCGCTAGGCACCGGGGCCATGTGGCTTGCCAAAAGATACGGGCCACAAATTCTGTCGAAGCTGTCTCCTAAAATGGCAAAGCTTTTTGGGGTGAAGGGTGGAAAGGCAGCAACTGAAACCATTAAATCTGTTGGTGAAAAGGCAGGCTACGGAGGTGCGTCAAGTATTGGTGGTGTTGCCGGTAGTGGGATTGACCCAAAGACTGGATACCCGATATCTCCTGGTTACCCAGTAACTCCAAGTTCTCCCTTTGGCTTTCCGAGAGGAAAGCCCATTCCCTCGACGCCTTCTGGTGCCACAGGGGCTGCTGCTGCTGCTGCTCCTAGTGCTGCAAGGAAGTGGTTAGGTAAGGTTGGAAGCGGCGCTGCGTATGCGGGAGCGGCAGGGGCAGGCGCTGCCTTGATGCCTGGATTCGATGAGGAAGAGACTCCTGCGGAAACTACTGTCGATCCGACTGCCACTGGACCCGGAGGGGCAAAGAAGGGTGGCGTAGGCGGATCAAGGGAAGAAGGAACCGGATCAGGTGTTCGTAGCTTCCAAGACAGGATACGGGCAACGGCTCCTGGCGTGTTGCAGGAGATCGGTCAGACCATTGGTCAGTTCGGCGTCGGGCTTGGGCAAAGTACAGGAGATGCTGTGGATGCGGTTACGGCGGGTTTCCAGAATGTTCTTGCCGTTCCTGAGCAAATGGCACAGCAGAGGCAGAGGTCACTTGGCGAAGAAGGTGCATATGACATCGCAATGCGAAAGCTTGATGTAGATACAGAAGTGGCCCGACTTGTTGCCCAGTCAAAGGCGACCGGAAAAGTTTTGGATCGTGAGGAACTCTTACACATACTAAGTAAAGCAGGCGTGATATATACCGGTATGCCTCTTGCTCAGCAGGAACTTCTCATTAGCCAATACTATGATTCTTACAGCCGAGCAACAGGGGGCGGCGGTGGGCTTGCAGGAAGGCCTGCGTCGTTTGTTGATGGATCTGGTATGCCTTCTCAACGTAGAATCTATGGAAGTGAGTAAGCCCTGATATGCCCTGGGATGCCGTACTTTCTAACGGGAAGAGATATACATTCCCGGATGATGTAGACGAGAAGCAGGCTCAGAGGATTCTCGTTAGTGAGAACCGGGGTCTGTTTCCTGATGCTCAAGGAGGACTCCTGGACGCGGGAATGTCCTCTGGCAAGAGGTTGCTCTCCAACATCAATGCAGCCGGTGATCTTACCCTCGGCGCTATTCTTGATGACGAGGAGAGATTCCAGAGGGGGATCCGAAGTCTTGAAAGAGGAGAGGAATGGGCGGCTGGTTCCCTTCCTGCCCCCGTAACCCTAGATGAAATCTCCAAGACATATGAAGATGAAGGCTTGGGTTCTGCGGTGGGCAGAACTGGTCAATGGGCACTGGAAACCATGGGCCAAAGTCTTCCGTATATGGTTCCCATGCTTGGTGCAGGGAAGCTCGCCGCTGGCCCAGGGGCCAGGGCTCTTTCACAGACGATGCCTCAGGTTACCAAGAGACTTGGGCAGAACCTCACAAGTACATTGGCAGGACATACTGCTGGTGCAACCTCCATGATCCCTGCCTTCTATGCCGACAACCTTGCTCGGCAGGTAGAGGAAGGCGCAATCACTGAAGACCAACTAGAGCCCATGCTTGCTGCGCTAGCAGCGCCAGCGCAGTCTGCTCTTGAATATATTTTCGTTGCCTTGATGGGCAATATCGGGCGGGCTCCGCAGAAGGCGGCAGCGCTGTCGATTTCCCAGTTCCTCAAGAGGCAGGCGCTTGAGGCTTCCACGGAAATTCCCACAGAGATGGCACAGACCGTCCTTGAGAGGGCGCAGGCGGGGGCATCGATATCTCCGACCGACCGAGAGGCAGTAGAAGAAGTTCTCTACGCAGGCCTTGCGGGTGGTGTTGCTGGTGCTGGGTTTGGAACTGTATCTACCGCTACTCAGATTCCTGGGGTACTCAGACAGCGCAAGTTGCTTGAGCAAGAGGAAGCTCTTCGTAAAGAACAAGACGAAGCGATAGAGAAGAATGTCCAAGAAGAGCAGGAAGCAATCATTGCTGGTGGCGGGGATCTGGTGCGGGCTCGGCAACTCGGACTTGAGTCCCTCGATCCAGTCAACGCGCAAATTGAACGGCAAACCATTGCAGAGCTTATAGGTCGCCCGGTAACTCCGGAGGACATCCATAACGCAGCCCGTAGCAGGAACATTCTTTACGATGATGACATTGGATTTCTTGCGTTTTCCAAGAAGGTAACTTCCGGTCCCGAAGGCGAGCCCGATGTATCCATGATCGATGACATGGACGATGATCAGAGAAGGGCTCTATATAATGCAGTTACCAGCTTTACTAGGCAGCCCATTGAGCCAGGAACTGCTGGCATAAGCCTGCCTACGTGGACGGAGACCGAATATCAGACCGCGATCAACTACCACAGAGCAAGGAAGAAAAGAAAGGCAAGGAAGGGGAAGCCTGCCGTTCGCGCTCGGGGTCAGATCGCGATTGATAACGATGGATCTACGATTAGAGAAGCCTTGAACCTAAGCCTTAGTGATGAAGATGTTCAACTTGCACTAGACATTAGGGACGAGGCGATTCGCAGGGGTGCAGCGAAGAAAAAGAAGGGGCAGATCGTTCTATCCAAAAAGCCTTGGTACTCAGAGGCTGAGTACCGAGAGGTTCTGAATAGGTCTCGTTCAAGAGTAGACGCAAAGACCGGCAAGCCTGCTCCAATGGTTACTCGCGAGATCGTAGAAGAGGTCACCAATCGGAAGTCCCTCATTGCAATCAACGGATTGAAGAAGGATATGGTTGATCGGGGGGATGCTGCCAGGGTAAGCACGCAGACTGTGCCCATTACGATGAACTCCGTCCTTAGGAATAGGGATCTTTTCCTTGATGAAGATAAGGGATTCCTCATTCGTACTTCACCTGAAGAAGGTGGTGAGATCCTGGGCGGGAGAACGAATATACGTGCAGCCCGGGAAGAGCGTAAGAGGCTAGAGGAAAGAGATACTAGGTACTTCTTGGTTGCAGAGGATGGTTTGATCGTAGGAAACCAAGATGGATATAAGCCAAGTAGGCAAAAGCACGGGAAGAAAAAGGATCCAAAGGCAACGGCTAATTCCGCAAGGCAGAGACTTAGAAAGAAGGGAATAGACGTTGCGCATATCGTGCCAGAGAGGCCCACTTATTACGTATCAGAGTCCGCTGAGCCTGGGTTTAGGATTGGGGAAAGAAGGGCAGATCTATACGGGCACACTGCTCCGTTTGAAGTGGAGTTCCTTGGCGATGAGGACACAGCAAAGAAAAGAATGCGTACCCTTACCGGCGAATTTGCTGGAGGGTTCCCCGTTGAGCAGAGGATTGCAGATACCGTAGAGGGAGAAGTAGACGCAAGGCTTCCCCAGAGAATAGATACGAGAACCCAGGAATATTCCAAGGAAGAAATTGCCAGAAGGGAAGCTCTTCTTAGTTCCCTCACCAGATCCTTGGCTGGCTTCGGTCTTAACGATATCCGACTTCGACTCACCGAGGTCTTCCGTGGGGAAGGCGGGGTCGATGAGGTTACCGGAGAGGCAAAGCCCATCCTTCGGCCTAATACCGAAGGCGAGTACGCGCCCGCGCGCATCATTACCCTTGCGTTAAATAACCTTACGTCAGATATGTCCCCAGAGCAGCAAGCTGCTGCGTTGGTTGATGTCATGAACCATGAGATCATCCATGCACTGCGTGCCTTGGATCTCTTTACAAATTCGGAATGGGTTGTACTTCGTAAGTACGTAGAGACGAGGCCATACCCAGGTGATCCCAATGGCAGAACCTACTACGAAGTGGCAATGGATACCTATGCCGACGACCTAGCTTCTGGTGAGATGGGGATTGATGACATCTTTGAAGAGGCTGTTGCTCAAGCATTTAGATTCTACGTGAAGGATCCGAAGGGCGTCGTTGGAACTCCAAGAAGTCTCTTTGAAAGGATCATGAGCTTCCTTGAGAAGATTGGAAACTTCCTTGTCTCCAACGATCTCACGACGAGTGAAGATATCTTTGAGGAAATACGCACAGGAAGAATCGGAGGCAGGGCAAGGGGCGAGGTAAGAACGATCAAGGATGTCCTTACTCCGAAGGGGCAGGCATGGGCAAAGATTCATCACGTAATTGGGCCTGGAGACAAACCCAAGGAATCTAGGGTCGTTGATCCTCAGTATAGGAAGCTTGGTGGTTCTTTCCGAAGCGCCCTGGGTACATCGTTGCGAGAGGTGCCCGAGGGTCAGGAGAAAAAGAACCTTGAGCAATGGAGAAAGTATCTACAGAACACTGGCGTAACCCTGGAAGAGATGCAGTGGTCTGGTCTTGATGATTACATGGAAAGTCTTCCTGAAGACAGGAAGTCCATTCATGTAAATGACATTAAGAATAACGTTCTTGAACTTGGAATTAATGAATACAAGGTCGCAAGACCCAAGTACGAGGATGTACTTAGATTTCAGGGAGATGACTATACAGAACTGGTCATCACTCTTCCCCAATCCCATGATATGGACAGCTTTCGCCAGTGGTACGACGCCAGCGTAACTGAATTTGACGACACTCCGGGTGCAGAAAACATATCTATGCCTGACGAGTTGATCTGGCAGAACCTAAGCGAAGAACAGAGAAGGGAAGCAATACGTCGTTACAGGCTAGAGACTGGAGATGTTCTAGAAATATCTGACATAATGAGCGACGTTCCTCGCAGGCGTACATTTAGAACTTCCCACTTCGGAGAGGATGTCCTTGTTCACATTCGATACACGATAGACACGGATGCTGATGGGAATCGGATCCTACTGATTCAGGAGATTCAATCCGACTGGCATCAGAGGGGGAGAGCGGAAGGTTATAGAGGGGATCCGCTCAAGAGGGAAGTTGACCCCGAAACGATTCAGTTGAAAAAATCCGAGTGGGTAGCGCCGATGACAGAATTGGAAAGGCGAGCCATGTGGATGGAGGATTTCTTGAACGCGCCTGAAGCAGGGATCCTGGAAGAGTCGGTCCTTCCCTGGACGGAAGAAAGAGCGTCTGCTGCAACGGAAACCTACGAAGCCATGGAAGCGCGTGGTAGCGCGCTTTGGTTCGCCACAAATCCAGACGGAAGGCCTATTCCTATAGCAAGTATATTTGGAACGGGATTTATCCAGGCCCCTTCCTATGAAGAGGCTATGGATTACGCAAAGAATCAAGCCCTAGCAATTAACGAGGAGGAAAGAAACGTTCAGGTACCTCATGCTCCATTCAAGAACACATGGCATGCGCTTGGTCTAAAAAGGGCGATTGCCATCGCTGCATCCAAGGGCATTGATCGTATAGCTTGGACTACTGGGAAGCAGCAGATTGAACTTCAAGAGGGACTAATCGCAGAAAATGTGGATCGTCTTGAATGGGAGAGTACGAAAGAAGGAATCATATCTGTTACAGCTATTCCACCGTCCGGCGAATCGTATTCCATGGATTTCTATGGCAGGAACAATACATCGGACGATCTAATGTCGGTTCATCCCCATCCGGTTACTAACGAATTTGAGCATCTACGTGATGTTTTTGGACCCATTGCCACAGAAAGGGTTGCCGATAATCCAGAGTCTGGCTCCATGCCGGGCAGTGAAATGATTAAGGAAACCCCGTTCTTCAATACCCTGTATGACAAGAAGCTTGTTCAGGTTGCTAATGCTATTGGCAGAAAGTACGGATCGGAAGTTGAGAGCATTGAGTTGGGTAGGGTCGGGCAGTCCCTTCATTCATTTGCAATACCGGATGAACTAAAGAGAAACATTCTTGCGCAGGGCTTCAACCTGTTTGGCAAGAAAGAGTCTCGGCGCATTCATGCGGATCGTCAGCTTGGAATATTCAGGTCGCGACTCAAGGATGCACTGGATAAGGCGGAAGAAAAGAATCTCCCGCCGATGACTCCGGCAAAGATCATTGATTACCTCGGTAAGAATGGCGTCACCCAGGATGAGATCATTTGGTCAGGGCTGGAAGAGTACCTGAAGGATCCTCCGGGTACGCTCATGGTAAACAGTGGTAAGCATAAGGGAAAGATAGTCCTTAGCCTTCTTTGGAGTGAGTTGAATCCAGTTCAGATTGAAGAGCAGTTTTTTACAGGTCAAAAGGTTGACGATGATGACTTGATTCTGATGCGTGATCGTTACATAGAGAACGAACACGATAGGTATGGCGTTGTAGAGGTTGAAGAGGGGGACGTGAATCAAGATGAGGATTCAGATGAATACGGAGAAGATCGTCATGGTAGAACTGTTGGCTTTTATGCAGAAGAGGATGCAGGCGATGCATTGATGGGTCCATACGATTCTGAATCTGAAGCTCAGGATGCTATCTCGGAACGCGTTGATAGCGATATGGACTACGTAGATGATGATGATGTGGTCAATATGTACGGGACCGAAGGTGCTACTTTGTATGATGGGACTGTTAATGCCTCATCAACGATGACTGGGGAGTGGGAAGATTCATACGAAGAGCTTTTGCTTAGGTTGCCTCGTAGCTTTGATGGCTCCCGGCGACCTCTAGGCCCAGCGATTCCTCAAATGCTCGGACATTATGCACAGGATCATGATATTGATGATGGTCTTGTGTGGGGTCGGTACACACAGAAGCGTCTAGACAACACTGAACTACCGTCCTTTGTCAGGACATATGAAGAGGCAGTCTCTAAGTTAAAAGAGATGGGGTACACATTCGTACTTGGTGGTGTCACTGGCGAGCGAGGCTCTTGGGGTATAACAAGCCCTGATGAATTAATAGACTTGGTGAACAGTGGAACTGCTCGCAGCATGGCGGATCGGAATCTCGGTAGAGTTTTCTTTATCGAAGAGATTCAGTCTGACATTGAGTCAAGAGTTTCACAGGCTATGGCAGAAATGGGCCTCATAACTCCAGAGGATGAGATGGCGTTGGAGCTTCTCAGACCAATGCTTGGAACGCTTGGAGATTTCACTCAACGGTTACTGCGACTGAAAGAAAATTACCCGTTAACTAAGTCCGATTCCCGTATGTTTTTCAGCGAGACGAAAGAAAGGCTGCGAGCCTTTAAGGATCGAGAGCGCCTTGAGTCCCTTCTGAAGGAATATTCCGATAAAGAATTCGTATCATCGCAGAATCCGGCCCTTGAGTATCTGAACGAGATTGACTCCCCGATAGAACCTAGAGGGGATGACGGGCTGGTAGAAACTTCAGATCACATTAAAATAAGAATGTTATTGACGGACTCAATGAGATCTCCGGATAGGCGGAGCGGCCTCCCGGCTGTTGGGTTTTTGTCAAATGAAGAATTGTCTGATGCTGCCATTCTTGAGAGGATGGATACTAGCATTGCCAGGGTTGCGGACGCATTAGTGTTAGATGAGTCCGAAATTGAACTTTACAGAGAATCGATTTTGAGAGATATCGATCTCGTGAATGTAAGATCTAGAAAGGACTCCATCGATAAAGAGCGGGTATTAATTGAGAGGCTTGAAGATAGCGTTGTGTCTTACGTGAGGGTGTTGAGCAACAAGCCGGAGGATATTCCCTTTAAAGATGCTGTCTATATGATCATGTTCAAAAGGCTAGTAGCGGAGGCTGCCAGCCGTGGGTTCAAGCATATAGCTTGGACAACCTCTGAGTCTCAGGTTGCTCGGTGGAACGATAAATATGAGAAGTTCTACAAAGAACTCTATGACAATAAGTTAGTCGCGTATGCAAAAAGACTTGGTGGACGATTCGGGGCGAAGGTAAAGAAGCGTGTGATGCCACAGAGAGGAGTGGTAGATCCACAGGCAAGGAATAGATATACCGTTACCGAAGGTCATGTTGATGTAATACATATTTCGGATACTCAGAACACGTATGGCGCGACCGTAGAAACTCCTCTCTTTGGGGAAATTGATGTAAGGGCTGCTGACGTATATGAAGTACAGGGTTACGTAACGTCTGGAGGTGAGGAGAGGACGCTCTACGAAAAGCCAGTTAGGGTTAATGGTTTAGAGGCGGCGGGTTCGGCGAGTAGCAGAATACAAGAGTACATTGATGGCCTTGTAGAGGAGAATGATACTCTAGTCTGGAGCATGGAAATACCAGAGAAGATGGTTGATTCCATTGAGAATCAAGGGTACGGATTATTCGGAACCAAGGAATCGAAGATCGTTATTCCCTCTGGCATGAGGAGTACATTTAACTACCCAGAAAAGGGTTCGGTTCGCATCCCAACTGCCCTTGAAGACGCACTCGTACCGCAGAATAAGTTCACAACGATTGGTACAGTTCCTCGCATCAATGTGAATGCTAGTGATAGGGCACAGCAGATTGCCCGGGGTGAGATCGAAGGGGAGAAGATGTCCCCTAACGATTGGATCCCCTTCTACCTCGACACGAACAAAGCATCCATCTTCAATCCAGAGTATTCCCAGCGTGCTTCGGAGGTAATCAAGATACCTACGAAGACCACGTTCTGGGAACTCGTTCAGGATGTCCTTGAGTTTAAGGACTGGGGTGGACTTGCTGGACTAATGACATTGATGCGTCAGAAGTTCGTTGATAAGTACGCAAGGATTTCGGAGATAGAGCGGCTTGTCATTGAGAAGATGAGGGATGAGGGCAAGGAAGAGAAGGAAATCATTCGCAGGATCATGGCGGACCAGAGCGCAGCGGCTGCTGCGTATCGCTCGGATCGTGGGGCAGGTGTCCTTCAAGCTTCCCTGAACCGAGGCATTCCTGTTCTCCGTAATGGTCGGACGACAGTAGAAGATCTTGAAATTGCAGTGCTGAATCCGAACGGATCCATTGGCAAGGGCAAGGGTGGGTTCACTCAGATCATCAAGCCCCTATTGAGGAACCACATCAATAAGAACCTCCTTGAGTTCTGGGGCTTCTATCGAGTAAATCTAAGAGAGGATAGATTTGCTGCGGAAGACAGAGAGACTCAACTGGATCCCGTCGAGATCAGGGCGTTCCTCAATGACTTCAACGAAGCATTGGGAGATAAGGGCCACAAGGATCACCAAGCTGCGAAGATCATTCAGATGGTGAATGAGAACTTTGATAAGTGGAACGGTGGCTTTGTAGACTACATGGTTTCCACCGGAGTTCTCCTCCCCGAGATGGGTCAGTCATGGAAGGAGACTGCGGACTACATCCCCTTCTTCCGACAGTGGCAAGAGGAAGCGACGGAAGAGCAGAGTACTCTGATCGAAACAGTGATGGAGAGGGTTAGGGTTCAGAACCCTAAGGTTCCCAGAACGATGATTGGATCCCTCACTGGCATCAAGCTTCCCAAGAGGGCGAAGGGCGGGAAGAAGCCTGTCCTTGATCCCATCACTACGATCCTGCAAAACTCACTCGCTGCAATTACAAGCGGTCTGAAGAACGAAGCCGCCGGTAAGGTGATGGCAGATGCTCAGTACGTGGGTATGGCAGAGCGTTTAGGTGTTGTCGGTGATTACGATCAGGCGGGCGTGGACCCCGGTTACATTCATACGATCCGTGAGGAGGGGGTAGAGGTTGACTATCTAGTCAAGGATCCTCTCCTCCATAATTCCCTGGAAGGATTCACCGAAGGTAAGCTTCCGTACCTCTCAATGGTTGCGGCACCTTCTACCTTCCTTCGGGAAATGATTACGAGATCTCCAGATTTCATTGTCGCCAACCTTCTCCGGGATACGGTATCTGCATGGGCTACGTCAGGTTCGGAGTTCACTCCGTTCTCGGATACGTTGAAGAACATGGTTGAGTCCAGAGAAACTCCAAGCTATGAGGCTTTGAGTCGTGCTGGTTTGAACATGGGTTATGACTTCGGAAGGGATATGAAGTCTGCTCGTGATGAAGTAATGAAGCAGTTCCGCAAGGAAGGGGTCGTCGAAGATGACCGCTTCTCAATCCAGAAAACAATAATGAATATCTGGGATTGGGCAGGCGACGTTACAACCAAGTCGGACATGGCTACACGCCAAGCGGTGTACCAGGATGTGCTGAAGAGATTGACCCCGGTGTATGGAGCGGAGGTTGCAGAGGTAGAGGCTGAGTATCAGGCGCAGGAGATCATCAACTTCTCACGCCGTGGAAACTCTACTCTTGCTCGCTATTTGACAGCAGCCGTACCGTTTCTAAACGCCAGAGTCCAGGGTTTAGACGTGTTGTATAGGGCAGGTACGGGTAGGTACAGCGCGTACTCAGAGAATACATTGTCTAATGAAGCCATGAAGATCTTCTTTAGCCGGATGATGTTCCTGTCATCTACTGCTTTGATCTACTGGATGTTCGTGAATGATGAAGATGAGTACAGAAATGCAAGGCCAGAGGTAAGGCAAGACAACATTATCCTCCCTGGTTTTGGAGGGCTCCTTGGTACCGTGATCCCGAATAAGATTCCCAAGCCGTTTGAAGTTGGGCTCATTGCTTGGACGATACCTGAGATGTTTGCAGAGCTAATCTCAGGTAATCAGGATATGAGGCAGACAGTACAGGGAATGACTCGGGGATTGCAGACGACCTTGAGTATCAACCCCGTTCCCCAGGCAGTACGTCCATTGTTTGAGGCATACAACAACAAGTCCTGGTTTACCGGGCGTAGTATTGTTCCCTATTTCCAGACAGGACTAAGCCCTCAACTCCAAGCGGGTATGAATACCAGCGCGCTGGCGCAGGAGATGGGCGCTCTCTTTAACATATCCCCACTCAAGGTGGATCATATCCTCAAGGGATATACCGGGACGGTAGGTTCATACATCCTGTTTGCTTCAGATCTTGCAGCGAGACCTATGCTGGGTTACGAGGCAGCACCAAGCTTGCTTGGAGAGCCAGAACGCTGGCCCATGTTCAGGAGATTCTTCCAGGGTGAGGACGGAGGGGGTAGGCTTGCTGAGTACTATGACTTCCGGGAAGCCTCAGAGAGAATCACGAATGACATCCTCGACCTGAGAGGTAAGGGAAGACATGAGGAAGCGACCAAGCTTACCAAGGACAACCTCGGTATCATTCGCACTCAGTCGGTAAGGCAGGGTCTTGACAATACCCTTGCAAACTTGAGGCGTCAGAGAAATAAGATATTCTTTTCACCCACAATGTCAGGAGCAGAAAAGCAACGTGCCCTCAATGAAATCAAAAAGATCGAAACGAAAATCCTCGCGGGTATCCCGGAAATCCGTGAGAGAGCAGACCTCCCCGTCGAACTCCCCTTCCCGCTCTCGATCCTTGAGAGACGATAAAGGAAAATCAATGACGCTAGGAAGAAAGCAAGAGATCTTTTCAAGAGGACTATCTCTTCTAATGCAGTATGCGAATTTCATTGGGTATGAAATACGCATGGGTGAAGTTCTTAGATCTAAACAAGAGGCAACACGCAAGGGCTTCCCTAATAGTAATCACACAAGAAAGCTTGCGGCAGACCTGAATCTCTTCAAGGATGGCAGGTACCTCAGCAAGACATCGGACCATCTGCGTTTGGGAGAATTCTGGGAATCCCTAACCGGAGAATACGATGGTAAGACTATAGTGTTCGCATGGGGCGGACGATTTAAAGATGGAAATCATTACTCCATCCAGCATGGAAAGGTAAGGTAAAATGATTGATTGGATTACGCTAAACAGCGATGCCATTATAGATATTCTGGCAAAGGTAATTGCGGTATGTGCTGCCATTGCGGCAGTAACTCCGTCGAAGTTTGACAACGACTTGCTGACCAAGGCGGCAGGTTTCATTAACCTCTTGGGACTGAATGTCCTGAAGGCAAAGAACAAGGACGATGAATGATGACCGGACTAACTGAAAAGGTTTTTTAAATTAAGGTGTAGGTAAATGACATCACTTTACATGGTCGGTGCATTCATTGTGATCATCGGTGCCCTGGTCGGTATTGTCGTTTGGACTTCAAAATCCAGCGGACAATCCATTGCTGAGAGAGACACCTTGAAGGAGGGGGAATCTCGGAGGGAGAAGTTCGATGAAGCGACAAGCCGTCCTATTGCTCGCGGCTTTGCTTTGCTCAATCGGTTGCGCGACATGGGCAGGTAAGCCGCCCCCGTGCCCTGTCCCCGATCCCTATGTGATCGAGGACTTGAAGTTCATGGTGAAGGCAAACCTCCAAGACAAGGAGAGGTTCGCTTTTATTCTTCAGTGGGTCGGGGAGATCGAGAGGTACTGTTCTGGAATCG